GGATCAGACTTTGGTTTAGATGCAGCAGCACGGTCTTCACGAGCACGTTGATTTGCACCAGGACCACCCAACTTCTTATCCTTCTCAGGATCAGGATGCCAATAGTCACCCCTTTCTGTAATAGTCGATTTCATATTATCCATAATGGTATGATGGTTTGTTGGTTTTACCTAGTTTTCCCTTTCTAACTTTCGTTCCAGAAGTTTCTCCCTGTCCAGAAGGATTCTTTCCTGGTTTTGCCTTTCCTACACTTATAGACTTAGAGGGTTTTTTTGATTCAGTATCATGCAGTTTAGCAGACTTACCTGCTTTCTTTGTGATTACTGATTCCTGTCCATGTTTGCGACCCAATCGTCGCATAACTTTACCAAAGCGACGCTTACTCATTCCCTTACCTGGAGAGGTTTGGTATGAGACTTCACGTCCAGTGCCTTCACCTGATGAATATTTATATTCCCCGACTCCCTTCTTGTAACCAATGCCCTTTTTCTTGAGATCTTTCTCAAGGTTTTTCCTACTTGCTCTATTTTTCTTTTCATCGGTTCCCCGATCAGCAGAAATATTTCCAGTAGTTTTAGACTTTGCTTTTGAAAGCATCCTTGAAGTAGGATTACCTTCAACCAAGTTTATGAAATCTTTGTAATACATAACTTTCAGATTATCTTTAAGTGCCATTTTATTAGCAGTTTTATGCATGACTTCCTTATCACGTTTGCCGTATAACTTAGACCAACGTCTTTTACCCTTCATCATACCTCTAATGTATTTCTTAGCGGTTTGATTAATTGCGGGTGGAATATCAGACTTAAAACCTTCAGCCATTTAACCGCCTACTACTTGTACTTCTTCGACAATAACTGCACTAGTGGCAGCTGTTATCTTAACAGCACGTAAAATTCTTGCCTTAGGACCAGATGACCAAGTATAATCAGCACTAGCACCAGAAGAATCTACGTCAGTAGTTAATTTATTATTCATACTTGAAATAGCAGTAATCTTTTTACCAGCAGTGCCAGCAGAAAGGAAATTACTATCAATTCCTGGAGAAGTCGAGTCATCTATAATTGCAATAAAATCTCCCACAGAGAATGGATGATTTGCAGATGAATCTTGAAGATGCTCACCAACAAAGTAATCAGCAGTTGAATCATCAATTGCTTTAACTATTTTTGCTTGACCAGGTTTACCACCTTTGATAAGAATGAATTCATTCTGTACTAGAGTTATTGCAGCACCACCATTAAAAGAAACAGTAGCAGCACCTGCTGTAGAACCAACTCTATAATATCCTGTTTGTACTGTTTGGTATTCAGTTGCACCAGCGGCTACTGAATTAGTACTTAATACATTAAGAACAGTCATGTCTTGTTATTTCGTGTCAGTATTATTTATCTCCTTTTGTTTCTTTAACATTTTTTGGAGATCCGCAGTGCTACCAACAAACATTGTGTTATTAACCGTTGATGGTCCTGACTTTTTATCTTCAGCATCTAACTCCTTCATTTTCTTTTGTAAGTCAATGAGTTTGTCAGCAGTATCTGCTACACTTTTAATTGTTGTCGCAGCAACCTCATAAGCTCTAGGATGATCGCTTGCTCTCGCAACGTCAAGTATTCCATCTACTGCCTCCTGTCCTTTCATCACTAACATATGTAACGCAGCACGAGAAGTATCATAGTCTTGCTTTACATCACCTTCTTCAGATTTTTTCAATGAAGGTTTTACTTTCTCAACATGTTTTTGGAGTTCAGAAGGTTCTGCTCCAAAAGCATCATTGAGACCATCAAAAGGATTTGTCATGTTATTGTCTCGTCAGCACCACTTACAGGATTACGTTTCTTCTGATCTGTAAAGTCTTCATCGACAATACCAAATCCAAAATCATCATCAGCATCTGCTGTAATAGGATCTGGTTGAACTGTGTAACGAACTTGTCTTGGTGCAGAAGTTGTATTTGTATCGGTATAGTAATCTGTAATAACTTTTTTGATAGTCTTGGAATCGGTAACAGGACCATATAGATAAGTTTTTACAGTAAATTGTAAAGTGTAGATGATTGCTCTACGAGTCTGAAAGTTATTTTCATAATCATCTTCATAATCAACACTGTTTAAAATAACAGGAACATCCTTTGTTTCACTCACCTCAGGAACTAACTTAACTGCTAGATTAAAATGTGGTTGAAAGAAAGGAAGAATCTGTTCAAGAATCTGGAGACCATCTTCCTGATTCTTAGAAATGATTGCTAATTCAAATGAGAGATTATAAGGAACAGGCATATATGCTGTCCTATTCTCATCATTATCTTTAGGAAATTTAATTTTTTGAGTTGGAGAAACTTTTCTCTGTGCATCATATTGAATACCATTAATCTCAAAAGAGATTCTTGGTAAAGTAATCTGCACCCTTTTATTAGTAGGATCGGGTACTTGATCCAATCTTGCTAAGAACTTTTCCTTTGGACCATAAGCCAGAGGAACTTTCTGTACCTCAGTTGAACGACGAAGTTCAATGTTGTTGAACAACGTACCAAACGCTACAACAGTTCTTCTAAAAATTTCGTGATATGAATATGTACCTAACATCAGATTGTAGTATCAGTAGTGGAACCAACAGAACCGAAGGGATTACCTTCTGTAAAATCGATAATATCGTCATCAGCAGTTTCAAAACCAAAGTTTGTATCAATACTGTCAGCGGTATTAACGTTATTTAGTGTGTTATAGGATGCGGATGTCCAGGCAGCACCAGAAGTTTGACCAGTTACAGTTTCTGGAATAGTAAAGATACCAGACCTGTTGTACACTTGTAGTTGTCTATCAGTAGCATTCCATGCCTTAACTTCAGCAGTTACATTGGATGTACCACCAGCAACTACCTCACCAACTGTGAATGTACCAGTACCACCAGCAGCAAAGTTGACTGTAATAGCATTAGCAAATGCTGCTTCAATACCATCAATCTCTGCAACTCCAGTATCGAGTGCCTCGTCTGCATACTGGAAGAGTTCACACTGACATTCCCAAACAAAACCTTTTCCTAACTGATAGAATGGTCTTTCTGCCTCAACAAACTGAATCTCAAATAAATGCTTAGTAGCAGGGAACCAAATTAAATCACCTTCATTAGGACGACCCTCAACATTTAATACTGCATTATCATCTACAGCAGATGTAAATTTTTCTCTAGAGAAAACAAAAGTAGTTTTGTCTTCAATACGAACACCAAACTTACTTAATAATTCTCCTTGTCCTTCCCATCCTTCTACATTATTAACATATGCTCTAACTTGTAATGCTTGTGTAAATCTACTATTCTCAACTTCACCTAAAATAGTGTCTCTATTGACATATGTTCTAGGCATATAGTAAATATCTTGACCGTATATTTCAATACTCTCTACAATTAAATTTTCTATAAAAGTTTGTTCCTGAGCAGAACCATTTGCTTTTAGAAGACCTGTATGATCTCTAAAAACAAAATCTGAAGCTGGAGTATTAGTAAATGCCATATTATCCTATTAAGTCAAGAGGTGGAATTTCGTATGTTTCACGAACTGTTTTTTCAAGATCTGTTTTAAAAGTAGATGCATCCTCAAGGATCTGACGACCATTAAGTGTTACACCACCCAACATTTGAATACCATCATATTTGCTTAAGTTACGACCCCACTGTTGTTGGAATAATGCTTCCACATAATCCTTCAACCAGTTGTCATTATACATTGCTGTATAAGTTTCAGGATCTTGACGCATTAATGTTTCAACTAAAAGAAAATCCCCTGCTTGTAATTCATCCCAATCAAAATCGACATACAGTCTTGCTTGATGTTCATTGAATCTAATCCTACGAGCACCATTGTTATTTGTAACCCAATCCAAAGTCTCAAGATATTGAGAAGTCATATAATAATGAAGGATCTGACCATGAGTCATTGAGTAAATATCATTCAAGAAAATTTGATATTTAATATTGAAAATATTTCCAGGAATAATACTAGAAGCACCAATCTGAGTAAACACTCTATTAACACTCATTACACCAGGAGGAAGAGAAACAAATTCCTGACCTTCGTACCAAGCAGTAGAACCAAGTTGACTAGTTGCTTTCGCAGCAGTAATAATGGCATCAGTTACTTCAATCTTAATCCAAGATTTGTAACTACCGTTATAGTGATACTCTTGATAGAAGTCAATTGCCTCTTCAATAAGATCATCAAGTTGTGCTGTGGCAACGTTGATGTCAATCGTTGGATATCCCAAACGACGAAGAGCATAATCTCTTAGTTCTGTTTTAGTTGCGGGTTTAGTTGCTGACATTGGTTATCAGGAGAATGAAGATATAGTGAGTGTAGTAACATCATTTGCACTGACGACTTCTCCTTTCTTAAAGAATCCGTCAACATTATCAACAGTTATCTGGTTAGTTCCCAGAGCAGTAACAACACCTGTGGTGCCAGAAGTAGCACCTGTTACAGTTGCTCCAACTTCCATCGTTGTGATGTCAGTAAGAGTTAATGTTGCATTTGTAGCAACAGTAGCGGTGGCAACTGTACCACCTGCACCACCTGCCTGAACAATAGTAATTGTTTCAGCAGCAGCATAACCAGTACCACCATTGTTAATAGTAACGTTGGTGATTGCACCAGCAGAAGCGGTGATGTCCACAGTAAGAGATGCAGATCCAGAACCACCTGTTGTAGCAAGAGCAGTTCCAGTAGTATAACCAGATCCACCTGTAAGTGATGCAAGGTTAAGTGTTAACACTTTACCTGCATTAGGGTTGGTTACTGTGACAGTATCTGAAATTAAATATCCAGAACCACCTGCGTTTACTACAGCAGCAGTAATAGCACCACCAACAACAGTAGTATTAACTGTCAAGGAAGAACCTGTACCACCAGTGGTTGCTACACCAGTTCCAGCAGTAAATCCACCGCCACCACCAACACTAACTCCTGTTGTAACAACTGCACCTGGTGTTGGGTCTCCACTAAGTGCTAGTGTAAGTGTAGTTGAAGTTGCAAGGTTATTAAGCATTGCACTCAATTGCTCAAAAGCATTATCGAGTTTTGTTTGTACTCTTGCCTCTGTATAATATTGATTAGTTCCCTCAGAAAGGTTAGTTGTAGACTTACTGGATAGATCAAGGTTTGCACCAGTTGCAGCAGCAACTCTTGCATTTGCTCTTGCGTCTGTGTAATAAAGATTTGTTGAACCTTCAGATAAGTCATCAGTATCAGCAGCAGCAATACGTGCATCTGCTCTAGCGTCAGTAAAGAATAAATTAGTAGATCCTTCAGTAATATTATCTGTGTTTATATCCGCTTGAGTAACAGATAGAGTACCAGAACTATGAGTAATACCTGTACCATAGGTGAAGTGAGTACGTGTCCTAGCAGCAGTAGTAAAGAGGTTAGTAGAACCTTCAGTAACGTTATCAGTATTGATATCAGACTGAGTAACAGAAAGAGTGCCACTAGAGTGAGTAATGCCAGTTCCATAAGTAAAGTGTGTTCTAGTTCTTGCAGCAGTTGTAAAGAGATTTGTTGAACCCTCTGTTACATTATCAGTATTTACATCTGCCTGTGTGACTGTAAGTGTGTAAGTTCCTGCAGCATCATCATATACCTTAGTGATACCTGTGCCAGCAACTACAAGAGCATTAACTCTATCATCAACACGCTCATCTGTATAGTAAAGGTTAGTACCTTCAGCAAGGTCAGCAGTGTCATGGTTAGCAATACTAGATACTGTACCAGTTACGTTACCCACAAGAGCAGCAGTAATTATATTAGCAGCAAAGTCTCCAGATGCATCACGTAATACTAAGTTGTTTGCAGCGTTTGTACTTGCAGAAGCAACGTTAATAGTTGTGTTACCTGATACACCATCAGCATTGGTAAGTGTAATACCAGAGGATGCTGTAACAGCAAATGTTCTTTGTGCGTATGTATTTGCGGCAGTCCTTACAACGTATCCTGTGCCACTCATCGCTGCCAAAGCAGTTATGTCTGCATCATCGTAAGTAGTTGTAAGAGTGACAGCAGCACTACCATCTATAGATACACTACCATTTACAACACCATCTACAGTTAAAGTTCTAGCAGTCTTCCATGCATCAGCAGTAGTTGCGTTACCTAAGAATCCAGCACCAGCACCAGCAGCACTAGCAGCAGTGATTTGATTAGCAGCAAAGTCTCCAGATCCATCACGATTAACAACTGTAGATGCTGTATTAGCACTTGCAGTTGTCATGCCATCCAACAAGTCAACGTTTAGATTATTAACTTTAGTAGTTGAAGCAATAGAGAATGGAGCACCAGTTGATTTATTAGAAACAATTTGACCATCAACTGTTAAAGCACCATCGATGTTAGCGTCGTTATCAACATCAAGTGCAGTGCCAGCAGCAGTAAGATTTAAACTACCAGCACGAAGAGAACCATCTGTTCCAGCATGAACTTCTGATGTGTTTGTTGAATCTGTTAAGAATGCGAATTGTGAGGAGGATCTGTCATATCCGAAGAACCCAATTTTCGCAGAGCCGTCGTAATAACGGAACTCAACACCACGATCCTTACCGTCGTTAGACGCTGGTGCTGTGTCACCACCCACAGTAATGATAGGGTCATCGAGAGTTGTAACCGTAGAATTGACAGTAGTTGTTGTTCCATTGACAGTAAGATTCCCCGTAATTGTGAGATTAGATTCGGCAGTTACATCACCACCAACATCTAATGTTCCACGAATATCAGTATTACCATTGTCGGTATCAACTGTAAATTTATCAGCAGCAGATCCATTTTGAATAGCAAATTCTTTATTATCAGCAGTGATAGTAACATTATCATGAGTTACTAAAGCACCAGATATATCAGCACTATTATTAAGATCTAAAGCACCAGTTAATTCAGTTCCACCATAAACTCTTAATCCTTCACCAATAGCAACATTCTTACCAATAGCAGCACCACCAGTTAATTGGAATGCACCATCAGCAGCATAAGAACCAGTTAGAGTTTGCTGAGTGTTTCTTGTAAATGTAACAACATTGGAAACACCTAATGTGTCATTAATCTGTGTGGCATCACCAACGGTCAATGTACCAATGATGTTAGTATTACCGTTATCAGTATCGATACTAAACTTAGTTGTGCCAGAACCATTGTTAATATTAACTACTTCATTATCACTTTGAACGATTAGAGAATCATTAATAGTTGTTTGACCTGCAACAACTAAAGTACCATCAGTTGCTGTATTACCAGATGAAGATGCGACTGTAAATTTATCAGTAGTTCCAGATCTAACTGCAAAGTCATTATCTACATCTACAGTTCCATTGAACTCTGAATTATTTGTAACTTCTAATGTTCCACCAATAGTTGTATTACTGTCAACGTTAAGAGTTGAATTTAACTCAGTATGTCCATCAGCAGTTAGAGTTCCTTCAATATTAGTATTACCATTTGAAGCAGTAACTTTAAACTTATCTGTTGTACTATTTCTAACTGCAAAGTCATTATCAATATCAGTTACACCCTCAATATTAACAGTACCTTGAATTACTGTATTACCATTGTCTGTGTCAACTGTAAATTTATCAGTACCAGATCCATTCTGAATTGCAAACTCTTCGTTAGCAGCATTAATAATAAGTGAATCATTAATAGTTGTTTGACCTGCAACAACTAAAGTACCTGAAGTATCAACGTTACCAGAAGGTCCATCAACACTAAACTTAACTGTATCTCCAGAGTTTTTCTTACCAACAAATAAACCTTGTCCTGCTCCAGTAGCACCAACGTGTAGTGTTGTGTTAACACCAGCACCACCAAAGACTCTTAAGTTAGAAGTGTTATGGTTTGAATAACTTGGAGTGTATACACCAACAGAACCAGCACGTAGTTTATATCGGACAGATAGGTAGTTCCTTAAACCGTAGTTCTCAGTTGCGTCTTCTTGCTGGTTAAAGTCACCATTCAGATAGATGTCACCATTAAACAATACATCCTTTTCAAAATATCCACCACCATCTACTCTTAATGCACCATAATCAGAATTCTGAATTGTGTGTGGAGCACCTGATACAATATCAGGATTATCTGTAGATTCAAGATAGACCAGACCAGCTACATTTAAATTAGCAGCAGCATCAATATTGCCAGTTTGATTTAATACGCCACCAATATCAACATTACCTGTTGTAGTATGAAGTGTAGTCTTAGTAGTTCCTGAACCATTCTTAAGTTCTAAAGTCTTAGAAGCACCTTGGAATACAATATTATCATCAAATCTACTTGTAGAATTAGCACGGAATGTACCGTCTACATCTAATAGTCCACCAATATTAACATCATCTCCAATACCAACACCACCAGCAACTACTAAGTCTCCAGTAGTATTTGATGTTGAGTTAGTATTAGTTGTAAGTTTTAAATTACCAGCGACGATCCCTGCATCTGTTCCAGAGAATACTTCGGAGGTATTTGTGGCATCGTAGAGGAATGTAAACGCTCCTGTATGCCCTCCAAGATCTGCGGCTGAATCGTCGTAACCAAAGAATCCAACCTTTGCCGAAGCATCGTAATATCTGAATTCAACTCCTCTGTCCTTGTTGTCATCTGAACCTGGAGCAGTATCACCACCAAGAGTGATAATAGGATCATCCAACGTAGTAATCGTTGAATTAATTGTTGTAGTCGTTCCATCTACCTGTAAATCCCCCATTATCTGAACTTTACCAGCCACTGCTCTATCATCACCAGGATCCAAGATCATGGTAGCAGCAGAGGAAGCAATATAGTCTCCTTGGAAGTACATTGCTTCTACTTGTACTTTACCAGCAGCATCAGATGCTGTAATAGCAACAGAATCTTCTGCAGTTACAACAACACCACTAGTACCAGTACCAGCATTGGTTGCTAAAATACTTAATGTTCTAGCAGAAGATGAGTCCTGTGTAGTCTGGAACGTTAAATTACCATCTCCAGTCTTGTCTAAAGTTTGTGCAGCCGTTCCATCGAAGGTAATGTCTGCATCACTAAAATAAAGTCTTGCATTAATATCAACTTCTCCAGCACCACTATCACCAGTATTATTCGCACCAAACAGTAGATTACCGCTTGTATCATTAACCTTGACATAGTTGAGATAATTGAATCCACGATATCCTGTAGTAGCAGTTAGTTCTTGATCAAGATCAAAGTCTTCTTTTGTATTACCATCAGCAAAGGATACTCTACTATTTTGTAATTGATCATTATCAATAGAACCAAGAGCCATTGTAACATGACCACCTGCAGTTACATCAAAATCTTCTTGATCGAATGAAGCAAGTCCTTTTTGTGGTGATGCTGCAGCACCAAGATGTCTCCATGATCCAGCATCACTTGTATCTGAATGAGTAGGAGCACCAGCACCAGCAGCAATTCCTGCTATTGCTTGATAAAGTTTTGTTGCGTTAGTGATTTGATCACCACGAACATAAGTCGTTCCTGCATTATATGCTGCTGCTGTTGTACCTTGTGTAGCAGTAGCAATAGGTACATTTGTCGCAGATGTTAAACGACCCCTATCATCAACTGAGAACTTAACTGCGTTTACAGTTTCAGTTCCAAAAGGTTCGCTATTACTACCAACACCAGATACTGATGTTAATGATTCAGTGTTATAATCACCATCAACTACTGTAGTAGTTGCAAGATCTAAAGTGGGATTACCAGCGAGACCACCACCATTGTTTACATTAATTTTACCAGCAGTTCCCGTAATTGTACGGGTTGCCATTGTGTTTGAAGCAGTTCTAGAAATAAAACCTGTAGTAGTAAGACCTGCTAAAGCAACTAAATCTAAATCATATGCTTGTGCAGATGAACCTTCTACAGTTCCATTTAAATTATAATCAGCAAGAGTTGTTGGGTTTGAAGCATTTGTAACTCTACCTTTAGCGTCAACAGTAACTTTTGTATATGTTCCATTACTAGTTTCCGTATTATCGTGGTGAGGTAAACTAGATAATAGATCTAAAGCTGCTGAAATAGAAATATTTTCAGATCCATCAAAAATTTGAGAACCACCAACATCACCAATTAACTGTATCTGTCTAGAACTTGCTAATCTAGATGCTGTTGAAGCATTACCAATGATTGTAGCAGTAATAGTTGCAGCAGAAAAATTACCGTCATTATCTCTTTGTACTAGAGTGTTTGCCGTGTTTGAGGTTGACTCGATTGGGCGTTCATATCTAAGGGTATTCCATGGGGTGACACCATCACCTATCTTAAAACGACCTGTATCAAGTTCGATACCAAGTTCGCCTTGAGCGAGGATAGGGTTAGAGTTTTGCCATTCTTGCCCATTACCACGTCTTAATTGAATTCTATTTGCCATTTTTTACGACAACTCTATGAGAACATGCTTCCAAGTTATTTATGCCATTAAAAAAGGAGACTGATGTCTCCCCTTTTTTATTTGACATTGAACCAGAATGTTTGTGTGAGTCTACTTGTTTCTAGCGTGTGGCCAAAACCAGGTAGAATACTACTATGATATAACACTTTGCCACGATATAGAACCAGTCTGTTGTAAACATTTCCTGCACCCATATCTATAATTGGACTATGTGACTGATCGATACGTGACATCCTTGGTTCATAATCAGGAGACAAATAGCAAGCAGTTCCACCATCATGCAAAGGATCTGGAGTCAGAAACAATACTCCTGCCCACTCTCCTTGATGTTCTTCTGGACTATCTTTGTGAACCCAAGTTTGTGTTCCGTCTTGGCATGATTGAAACTTAAAACTAGCCTGTGTCCAATCCCATACTATCTCTCCTCCGAAAATAGTCTTTAGTTTGGTCTCTACCTCTGTCTGATGATCACCAACCAAAGCTGAAGATGTTCTGACACCTGGCACAGATTCTTGAATTAAATCAAAATCTAAGGATAATGCCTCACGCCTTACTCTGTCTGGATCATCTAAAAATTTATCTACTATAATAAAATTACGATCCATTCCTTTTATGTTGTAAGGTTATCAATCTCTGTGGATTCACTTTCTACATTATCAGCAGGAATATCTGGAGTTGGAGGGTTGTCCTGATAATATTCTAATGCCTCAATAGCACCTTGTAGTTTCAAAGCAACTACTTCATTTTGTTTAATTTTTTCTGACAACTGCTTATTTTCTTCAATTGCCGCATTAAAACGATCTCTAAACTGTTGGAGCATCGTTTCTTGAGACACCTTTTCTACAGGTGCGGTTGCATCATCTGTCATTTTTTGTCTTGGACTAACGTTAGTAAAAGTGATTTGATTTCACTCATCTCTGATTTTAACTCAGAAACTTCATTTTGTAAAGCTCGCTTATCAGCTGCTTCTTTTTGCCTCTTATTATAAGATGCCATATATTTATCATATTCATCTTGGTTATCTTTTACGATAGCAGTAGAGGATACATCCCTGTAAAGACCATCCTTTCCCTCCACGGGAATCAACTCTGGCAAATCATCTTTAATCGAAGTCATGAATATTCTCCGATCCACCTACAGAAAATGGATTGTACTTTGATCTTGCCATTCTATACATCTTCTCATGCATAGTTACTATTTCTTCAGCACTTTTCTCGTGCTCAGGTGTTGATTGATGGCGAGAAGCATAGGTATCATTCTCAAACCAGTCATCTGCTATTTCTTCTTCAGGTCTTGGGTTTTCTTCTAATTCAATCATTTTTTCAGGGGGTGCATATCTATTGGTGCCATTTGCTATTGGCATACTATCATGGGGATGTGGTTTATTATCCTCTATCATTATGTTGCAAGTGCAATAGCACGAAGGTCAGCGATTAACGGAACCCTTGCTTGATTAGCAGATCTTAGAACTATCTTAAGTTGGAATGCATTAAAGTTTAAACCACTTACTTCGTAGTAATAATCCTTCCAAAGAATTTCTTCACTAGGAGAATCATCATACTGAAGAGGTTTATCCATTTGTGTCCAACCGATAGAATCGATATCATCACCAGTTCCAGTGCTAAATGCTCTGTAGTAAATTCTAACATCTGCCTCTGGTGGACGAGACATTTGGAAATCAACTCTAATTGATCTAGACTCTCTAATTAAACGAGCAAGTCTTGTAATATATACACAATCATTTTGATCGCCTAATGGTAGAAGAGAAACATCTTGTGATGTATCAATTGCACTTTGCTGACCGTATGGAGAAGAACCACCTGGCCAAGCATTGATTCTATTAGATGTTGTAATCAACGAACATCTATCTAAGTCAACAACAGGAGAAAGTGTTGATTTTGTGGTAGACAAATCAATGAGCATAGTCAATGATTTTTGACCATCTAATTTAGCATTCTCATTAACTTCAGAACAAATCATCTTAGGATCTGGGAAGAAGTTTAGATCGTTCAATGTTACTGCTTCATAAGTACCATCATTAACAAAGGATGATTGATCAACAACAGCACTTCCATTACCAATAGATGTTGCTGTAGTTGTATTAATTCTAGCAGTAATATCTGTTTCAGGCAAATTCATTACAGAAATAGTAGGAGTTAGAGTCTCAAACTGTGTATTCTGAGAAGCATAAATCATATTTCCACCAGCACGAATACCATTGTTTGCTACACCATTAAGATGAAGCATATAAGTATCCAACCAAGGACAAGATATACTTGTATGAGTCTTATTAATATCGATTAGAGGAATACCATCAAGACTATAACATTCAACAATTGCTCCAGATGCATGTGTTGTATCAGTAGTTCCATTAGTACCCCTACCAGAGGTAGAAACAGTAATGGTTTTACCATCACTAGAAATAGCATTGTATGTTATAATCTCATCATTAATCTTAACGTATCCTGGATTTGCATTACTAATCGCAGCACCATTTACAACTTGATGGAATAAACTTGCGTTCTCCACAGTGATTGATGTTGCCGCTGCTGCTAATGCACTTGTTAAGGATGTATTAGCAATTTCAGAAATCGCACCTTCAACTTTAACATTATTTGTACGTTGATGCATACCATGATTTCTATGATATACAAGAATTTCTTTCTCATCACTTGCATAGGTAGGTGCAGCAGAAAGATATGAACCGAAAGAATCACCACTTTCAGTAGAAGAGGTTACAGTTGCAGACCAACCACCAGCCTCATTTATAGTTTCGGTATTAGTAAATGCTCCAGTAATATAATGAAGTACCAATGCATTAGATCCATTCCAAGTCTTAACAATACCAACGGATCCAGATGTCGCACCAGTAACAACATCACCAACTTCCAAAGTTCCAGATGCACTACCAACAACCTGAGTTGCAATTGCTTCAGAAGATCTTAGAAGGAAAGTAGTAGACGTTCCTTGTAACCAATTACCAGATGCATCAGTTACTGTAATAGTATCTGCAGCAGAGTTGGATGTTGTAGAAGAAACTACAGTTGCTGCAGCATTTGAAGTAAGTTGAAGTATACGAGCACCAATACTAAATGTGTATTGAGAAGCAGATGGACCAGTAGTAAGGACAAGTTTTGGTTTGATAGTCTGAATTGGATTATCAATTAACCTGTGTATACCACCATTACCTTTACCTTGTGGTGTGTTGTTAAGAGCAACAGTTCCAGATGTTTCAGTAAAGTTTGCACGATATACAGTGAACTTCAAATCTTCATATTGATCAGCAGTCCACGTAGATGCGTTCTGTGATTTGAATAGAACACCAGCATAAGGTTGTTCAGAAATTGTTCTATTACCACTTACATCAACATCACCCATTCTAGAAATCCAGACCTTATATTCATTAGAGTCTGACAGAAGAACAAAACAATATTCAACAGAGGACTTAATGTATACAGGTGCTTGGAATGAGAACTTAGTAGCAACGGCAGCACTTTCTGAAATTTCTACCTGATCAGGTGTTATAGTAACATCAGAGAAAGGAAGAATTGTCTTTGTAGGATAACCATTTTCCATTGTCCTTATCTGCATCGAGATAGGAATATTATCATCCTTTGTGTTAAAGAAGATTTCAACACCTGAAAGGAATGTACCACCTTCTTCTTCAACAATAAATGATTGAGCAAGAGGGTCATACCAACCAATCTGACGTGTTTCAGTTCTAGTTGTTTCTACAACTCTATCTTCAGAAACAGTATCTCTAACAATTTCAGCATTACGAATTGCCAAAACATTTTCCTGAACAGTTTGTAATGTACCAGTTGCTGCATATGTAGTATCAGCAGATGAATCTACTGCACCAATTGACTTACTATTTGAATCGGATGTTGTAAATCTAAATGCACGAGTACCTGTTGCCCAACGTGGGTTAGCATCGTTCTTAGGAGAAGGAACAAAGAATGTACCTTGTAGGTTACCAACATTATCAGTTAGAAGACGACGATCTTGAACAACTGCTCTAGCACCAGAAGTCTGACCAACTAAAATTTCTCCAACTTGCATATTACCAAAATAATCTGGTGATACAGTTTCAGATATAGCAGTTATATCATGGTTTAAAAGTGCTGTTTGAGAAGCATATGATGTAGGAAGAACTTCTGTACCTTTACCATAAGGATTAGTTTTATATCCATCATCAGGAGCAATAACTTTCAATTGACAACCTGAAGTTTCTCCAAGTACAGTTTCACCAACAACAAATGGAGTCTCATTAGTACGAGAATCAATTGCAGAGTTTTTAATAAGTTCAATTACTTTAGGAGTAAGATAATTAGTTACATCAACACCATCAAAGAATGCATACATTCTTGTGCGTGGTTTCAATCTATCAACATTAAAACCAATATTACGAGATCTAATCCAAGGAATAGCACTTCTAGAAAGAACACTATCTCCTAAAGATCTACGCTCAATCTTAGGAACAACCCTAGAACGAATACCTTGACGTGCTTGATTGTTTACAACACGGAATGTACGACGTTCATGTAGATAGAATAGACCTTGACGACGCTGACCATGACCAAGAGAACCTAACTGACGACCAACACCAAATGTACCTGAAGAAGATCTATTTTGAGAAGTTGATTGTAATGTTTCACCAGTCCAGTTAGTCTGCCAAGAACCCCATTGAACAGGTGCAAAACCATTTTGATCAACACCCATATCTTGAGAAACACTTGAGAAGTCACCTTCAATATTTTCAACACGAGCAGGAACACGTTCGATATCAATCCAATCGTCAGATGCAGGTGTTAAGTCAATACGACCAATGAAAGTAAACACGTTAAATGGGTTTACATTTTCTGTCCTAGATGCATATGGTTGAGTAATAAGTGCAACATCTTCATAAGGTAACATCAATACATTACCAGCAGTCTTCACAATATTTGTGGAATCTGCTGCATTATACTGAAGTCCTATGTTTGTTGTGTAATGCTGTGGACGTAGTTGACCCTCTCTAAAGTCAAGAGAACATTTGTAATCTGGATGTAGAACATCACCAGTTGTATGATCTGTAAAATCATCTACAACATAACCATTCTTCAAACGATCAAATCCATTCTCGTCATAAGTCTTGGTGTTTTCTGCTTGAGATTCAAGCATTGAAAGTGAAGTATAGTATTCAACATGAGTAAGTCTTTGCTCAAGATCACCAATATCTTTCATCGTATATCTTCTAATTACTTCTGTAGTAATCAGAATGTCTCTTTCTGGATCAAATACATATGGTTTGTACTCAATAGTTGCCAAAAGCATGGCATTTTCAACCCTTGGTGGTGGGATGAGATAATAACCAGATACACCTTTGCTTATAATTAATCGACCATCATGTGAGAGATATAATTTATCAATTCTTGGAAGATACCATGCATAGTCTGCTCTAAACGAAGAGTTAACCTGCATAATATCAAAGATGGTTGAACCATTAGTACCACCAGTAGTATCAAATACTCTAGAAACAAAGTCAAAAGTACTACAATTGACATAATAAGGATCACTTACAGTTCCAGAACCATTTCTCAATTCTTTAACAGCAGGACGGAAGTCAATCTGATCTCTAATATACTTAATAGAACCATCCATCTTGAAGTTAGGAATCTCTTTATAAAGAATACCACTATAAGATTGTGCTGAGAAATAATCACCAGATGCTTCATGGGCGAAGAAGTCAAAAATTACAAGTAACCTTCTTGTAGGTGCTACAGTAGAAGGAAGACGAATTAGTTTTGATACATCATAGAAGTTTGTTTTCTGTCCCGCTTCAAGAGAAAACTGATCAGTAATAACTTTACTTCCTGCAAAAATAGAACCCTCAGTATCATCAATAATACCTGTGATAGCATCTCCAGCAGTATTTTCACCAGTAATAGATTCTCCTGTAATGAATGGAATTTCATTAAGACCAACATAATATAGTTTTAAATCTGCGTTAGAGAATGAAATAACTCGACCTCTAGCACCAGAAGTTTTACCAATTATTAATGTACTTGCAGCAAAGAATACTGATTCAGTAAGAACAACATATGGTGCAGATGCATCATTATCATCATATGATTCGTATATTGCATGAATATTATAAACATCATTAACACCAAACGAAATATCTAAATCTTCAACTCTAGTTCCATAAAGAGTACTGTAAGTAAGACCTGTTGGTTGTGTATCTACATCTATGTCAGTTTTAATGACTTTCAGTGTCCTCATCTTAGCAGCAGTCTTGATCTTTTTAGCAACAGTATTCTTAGAAACTAATGCTGTAAGAGTTACTGTAGCAATACCAGTAAGACCACTAATTGAGAAAGACTGATTGTCAGAACCAAAAGATGTTGATAGTACACCAGCATCTACTTGTGCATCAATATCTACATTCTCTCCATCAGTAAATACTGAAGAAGTTCCCTTATCAATAATTGTAAGAATATAATTATCACCAGATAATGCACCAAATGCTTCAGTCTCAGGAAGAGTAAGTGTAATAGAACCTGAAGTTACAGTCTTGGATGCAAAGTTTCTAAAGACAAAGAATGATTCATCACTCAAAGACTTCATCGTATCTTCTGGAAGGTCAAAAGAAAGTTCTCCATTCTGGTAATCTTTCTGGAAGATGAACGGACGTAATCTAACTAATTCGCTATATTGACCAGCAGCAACTGTACCAACCTTCAAAGTATTATCAATTCTAGTAGTTTGATCACTATAATCGAAGACTGCATCTCCCGCTAAAACTGTAGACTTTCTATTTGCAGAAGTTGTTGCAATAGCAGTAGGATCAACTCTCTTAACACGAAGAGTATTTGTACCTTCCAAATCAGAAAGTGTTGGTGTGACTACATCACCTGGTCTCAAATCCTTTTCAAATCTTGTACGGAAACCAGTAATATCTTCACGACCAACACTAGCAACATCAAAAGTTGCATTACCACCACCACCGCTAATCGTAATGGTTTCGTTAATATCGTAACCAGATCCAGCATTGTTAACCGTCACCCCTGTAACTGCACCTGCTGAGACAGTAATATCAACTGTTAGGCTGCTACCATTACCACCAGTAGTGGCAACACCTGTAGCATTTGAATATCCACTACCACCAACGATAGTATCTACAGTAAGAACATCACCAGTTGTTTCATCAATATTTACTGTGGAAGATTCAATAGGACGAGAATCGTTAAGAATCCAGTTTGCACCAAACCTAACAGCACTAGAACCATCAAGACCGAAAGAAGATCTAACATCACTTAATTGATAAGTATGTGCTGCCTCTAAGGTTCCAGAATCTCTATTATTAACAGACAAAATTTCACCATTGGTGAATTCACCACTTACATGCTCAATATAGATGTAATGTGTATTATTTCCAGTATCTGCAATATAACCTGTTGCACCAGAAGTTTTACCAATAATTTTAGTACCTGCAGTATAAGTTACTGCATTTGAAATATTCAGAACTGTAAACATCTGAACATCAAAGAACCAAAGATCGTAAACACCACCATTAATAGATGGTTCGATTCCAAATGGTGATGTTGCAGCTAAAGCACTGCTAGATTTTTGTAACTGAACTACTCTACATCTACCAATTCTATTAGCACCTGACTTTACAGAAGACGTTGCATTTGGTGCCCAATCATCATAAAGATTCAGAGTTTGATATGCATCACTAACACCATCTCCAGATATTTCTGGCCAACCATGGACATCATAGACTTTTACAAAATTACCAAGATTAAAATTGATAATACCATTTTCACGAGTTTCAAAATCTCTTGGTTTATCCACATCAACATATCGTGGACTGATAAAGTTAGTTCTATATCCTCTAATATATGCTTTACCAGGAGAAACCTCAATTGCTAATTTAGCGTCATCTGCGGGATTACCTTGATCAGAGTCTTGTCCTTTAACATAAACACCATTATTAAATCCATCATTAAGATGCTCTCGCATCGTAACGTTAAATGTATCAATTACATAATCACCAGACTCTTCATAAGTTCTACGAGCCAATGATTTTTCTAACTCACTATATTCAGTTCTCTCTACAAAATTTTCTACTCTACTATTATTAATTCTTAAAAGTTCAATGAAGTCTTTATCCGCTTCATCATCAATTAATCGTTTTACAAACTGTGTTTGAATCTTAAATCTATGAGCACCAGGTGCAGAATAATTTGAAGTTCCTGCGGCATTATCATTCAGAGATTCGTCATCTTCAGGAGTAACAATAGATTCTAAAACCTCAAGACCTACTCTGTAAGAAGGATTACTACCATATTGATCAAGAATCAAATACTTGTCTGAGACATTTACAAAATGACCTCTAATATAATAAACACCTTCACTAATATATGCAGTAGAACCTACAGCAGTAGCGTTAACAGGAAGAAGTTGTGCAAAAGGAGTTCCAATTTCAATCAGAGTAGAACCAAATGTAATTTCTTTATCTGTAATTAACTGCTCATTAATTTGGAATGTTTTTAAACCAGTATCAGATGTAGTATCACCAGAATCGATGTACTTAACATATAATGTAATGTACCCTCTTTCTGATTCTGAGGCAGAAATACTATATAAAACCTTTGCTTTAACACCTGTAGTTAGACCCTCAATAATAGTTCCAGTTATTTGAGTTCTATAAGTTTCAACATCACTACCCAAGAAAGATTCTTGGACAAGAACTGCCTGTACATCCAAGTCATAACCTACTTGACCTGGAATAACCATTGCACCATCTTTAAATAGATGAGTACCAACAGACTCTACCTGATTTTGCAGAACACTCTGCATTGTACTGAGTTCTCTTGCCTGAATAGGGAATCCAGGACGGAACAGCACCCGATAAAAATTCTTATCTTTATCAAAGTCGTCGTAATACGGTGTTACGTTTAGATTAGTATTTTGTGCCATTAGAGTTAGAACTCGATTACGATTTTAATGTCTTCTACTTGGTCGTTTGCACGACTGATTGCTCTCCTATTATCTATATAAACAACCTGACCGCTATTTGGTTCAATTTCTGCTTTTGCATATCCACTAGTAAATCTCATACCCAAATCATACTCTGTGTTGTTAATAGTTCTTGAAGAAGAATTAGGAACAGCAGGAAAGTTTACGTCTGGTTGACCAGATGCACCTGAAGTTGCTCCACTTATAACGTTAGATCCATCAAACTCATTCTGTGTACCAGTAACTTCAGGGAAGATACCATCAACTGAGTTCTGATAATATTTCAAAACTTTAGTTGTTGCATTCCATGAAATAACTCTTGCACGAGCAGTAACGTTGGTTCCTCCAACAACTCGTGTTTGCGTAATAATCTCGTCAGGAACATAGTTTCCTTGGAAAGTTGGAGAGAAAATAACTGCTTTTGTAGCAGAAACTGTCAAATCTGCAAGAAGTTCTGATGTACCAAACTTTAATGGATTTGTTACCAATCCAATACGACGATAATCGTTATCAATAGGGAAGTCACCTGCACCCTCATCATATGAGAGTTTAGCATTAATCATTACACGGAAACCACCTAGTTCGATACTGGAATCAAATCCATGTCCATCTGGAGGTGGAATAACAACATCAACTTCTCCACTAGTACCTGTACCAATACCAGTAATAGAAGTAATACTAATTTGACCAAATGTATATCCTGTACCACCAGATGTTACAGTAGCAGATGTAACCTTACCACCGTCAACAACGATAGAAACACGACCTCCAGTACCGTCACCATTAATAGCAACGTTATCATAAGTTCCGTTATTATATCCAGAACCAGCAGCGTTTATAACAACAGTATCAATCTCTCCAGAAACAGCATTAGTTTTTACCGCAGTATTGGTAAAGACTGGCATGTAGTCATTAGAGAAGAATTTAAGGACTGAAGCGACAGGGATGGTGTACATATACTTCCAACGATATCCATCGCCAGTAGTAATAATAGAGGTACTAGTACCAGTAGGCTCAACTGTAGAAGGTTTACCATTAGGATCAGAGGGTGAGGTACCATTATAAATGCATTTATATACTTGATATTGTGAATTCACAACAAAAAAGTCTGCATCATATAATTTGGTAGCACCAGAGGAAGCAGTTTTAGTTGGAGAATAATTATGACGATACATGTCATAAGTAAAACCCAAACCACCCGTAGTTTCTTCGGGAGAAACCCAATCAATTCTACGAACAACCTGAACCGTATCTGCAGCAAGAACTCTCTTAAGAGAGATCATGTCATCATATGAGTTAGAAAACTCTGAAAATGAATCTACTGCTTGTGGGGGTGCGTTTTCATTATCCCAAGGTTGGGATCTTCCAATAAAAACATAAAGTCTATCTCGATTGGCACCAGCTGCAGAATCGCTCTGAGTTGCATCTGGTCCTTCAAGTGCTTTGATGAATTTCCTCGCTGAAAAAATTCTAAATTGATCAGTTAATAGGGCTGCCATGTCCTAGGTACTATTGTCCTCTTGTTTATTTATGCCTATTTGGAACGAACGGTTGATAAATACTCAATGCTCTTAATTCTATACTGTGCTCCGTTATTTCCAGAGACCTTTTCACCACCCATAATTGCATATCCAACAGCACCAGAACCTGTGGTATCTCCACCAGCATTAGTGAATGTAATTGTTGGGTGTATATTATATGAGTTGTCTACACTCTGCACATAACCATATCCACCATTTGTAATGGTAATTCCTGCAACTTGGTCGCCAGCAACTGTCATAGTAACTGTTCCTGTTGCCTGTATATCACCGATAGATTCAAATGCCACTGTTGGTATTGCGGAATAGTTTGTTCCTGCATTTTGAATTACGACATCAACAATCGTGCTATTCTCAGCAAATTTATATAGATATCCAGCTTCTCCAACATTAACATCACCAGTGTTGAATGCAGTGACATCCTTTAACTGAAGAACTTTATTTGATGCATCCCAAGAAACTACTGTTCCTCTAACACCAGATGTATCTCCAGTAACAATTTCATTAACACTAAAGTTTTGACCATTACCATCATAAGCATCCAAAGTTATATTAACAAGAGCATTGTGCTCTCTTCCTTCACTAAGTCCACCTGCTATGGCAATGTTTGCATATCTAAATGGTACATTAGCATCTTTGACGCTATCACCAACTTGTAATAATGTAGTATTTGTTCCACCTTGCGTTTCTTCAATACCATAAAGAGAACTGTAAATACCACCATCCAAACTAATTTGGTTCTCATACTCAGTTGATGTATTAACTAGATCAGGTATACCATCACCAGCACCCTCATTTTCTAGAATATCTTGTAATTCTTTATCCTGAAGAGTTGAAATTGGGTTTGTAAGAGTTATAATTGTAGATCCTAATACAGTAAGAACAACATGTGGAGAATCAATAGCACCAGAAGAACCAGCAACACCAGCATCAAATTGAACTGTAGCTTCTTCACTAGATGGAATACCACCATCAATAAATGCTAATTCGTCAATTTCAAATGTTAATAATAGTTCTCTAGTGCTGGCATTCCAATCATAAACTTTAGCAACTTTATTACTAGCACTTTCAACTCTACGAATTACTCGATCACCAATATTGAATTTATATGTAGAAATACCACTATCATCATTTTGACCATCATCAAGAATAACCCTCTGGTCATAATTAAAGTTTACACCTCTAGTAATACCAGCAAATTTTTCATCTGTTTTACTAGTATATGCAATAGTTTCATAGTCTAAAATAAATTCACCAGATCCAGGAAAAGCACCAGTATTTGATACATAAATTTCACTAGCAGATGTAGTTACATTTTTAGTAAGACCAGTCAAGTAAATATTTTTAGCATTATATGCCTGACGAGCTCTAGTCTTACGTTTAAGATTTACCAATCTCGTAAATATTACATTTGGTGGAGTATTATAACCCCCACCTTGATCAGTTACAGTAATGCCTGTAATCTGACCCTGATCAATTGTAGCAACTGCTTTTGCCCCAATACCACTTCCACCAGTCAAAAGAACATATGGAGGTTCCTGATAGAATTCTCCAGGATCTGCAATAGCAATTGAAGTAACCTTTCCAGTAGTATCGATTTTTGCAGATCCTTGAGCATCCTGACCTCCTCCTCCTTCAAAAACCATAGTGGGAGCACTACTATAACTTCTACCAGAATTTAATAATGTTAAACCTGTAACTGTCTGCACTGTAGATGTTCCAGTAGCACCAGATCCTTCACCACCTAATATTCTTGCCTTTGTAGTATTATAATAATTATCACCATTCTTGGTCATCTTAACATAAGCTATTGATCCACTATCATCAAGCACAACATCTCCAGCAGCACCATCAGGAAAATCTGATAGAACTTCTGGAACAGAATCTCCCTCAAATAGTGGTGTACCGTAAAATTTACGTCCAATAACATATGGATAAACAGGATTTCCACTGCTATCCTCTGTCATAAAATATGCATATGTACCATTTGGATAGTCTGGAGTTACTGCAAACTTTCCATTAAATTCATCAAGAGTTCCAACACTAGAATCGTGAATATAATCTTGTACTAAATCACCTAAAATATAACCACTTTGAACAGTTCTTAATCCCAGACCACTAGTTTGATATCCAAAAATATATAAAGCATCAGGTGCTGTTGCTGGAACAACAATTTGAATTCTTCTTTGAGTTGCTGCGTTAAATCCTGCAATATATGCAGCATAAGTTACTGTAGAACCATCTAATGTATATGTGACACCTAATTCATACAAATATGAAGTGGTTCCAATACTACTAGAAGGATGCCATCCACCATCAGTTTCTGAAAATAGTAAAAACTCATCATTATTAGAAGCATCATCCTGATTGAAAATGAAAGTTTTTCCTCTACCTAAAGATAAGAAATTAGGTCTAGAACCACCAAATAAAAATTCTCCATTAGAAACTGTTACATTATAAGTGGTTGTACCAGTCGTATTTACAGCAGGTCTTGCACCAGGAAGTTCTGCAGTAGTTCTTAATCGATGTGAAGATACTTGTCTTACAGCAGTACCACTGGAATTATATCCCCAAGGACCATAAATGGGATATCCATCATAGGACATACCAAGAATTTTAGAGTGTCCATCACTACGACGACTATAATCTAAAGTTCCACCAGATCCATAATAATCTTCAACATAATAATTATTGGTTAGTGTCTCAGCACTAGTATCTGTACTGAGAATCATATATCCTTCATCACCAGAAGAACCAGCCATATTTGGATGATTCTTACAGTAGTAGTAAATTTTATTCGTTTCATCCGCATTCATTATGAATATAGGAGCATATTCATTTTCATAATCTGCTGCTGGATTCGATGACGCTCCAGTACTTGTATAATAAAGAGTTCCTGGAGTATCGTTATGTGTACCGTCAGCAGTTGTACTGAACCTAATTGGATGATTATTATTAGTAGAATCTGATTGATTAAATTTAATCAAATAATTCCTTTTTACTGTAATATTTTCTGGAGCAAAATAATATGTTCCTGGTGTAAAAGTACCAAACTTTGCTGCATCTGCACCAAAGTCGATATAATATGCATTAAAAGTATATGGATCCTCTGAAATTTTAAATGAAAATCCTGTAGAACCTAAACATAAATCATTCTTAGAGAAAGAAGACCCAGTAAGTTGTCTCAAATAAATTCTAGTTACAACATTACTACCATCTCTTACTACCTTAGAAACTTCTCCAGAGGCATTACCACCAATTTCATCAATAGTTCTACCTACAGCAACTGTTCCTAGTGTTTCATCAACATTTGTAACATCTAAAGCAACATTACCAGTTTCAACCTTTACGTTCCATGTAAATTGTTTTAGTTTTCCCCATTCAAAAACACCATTTCCAAGTTTAAATTCATCAAGAGTTTTATTTGAATGATAATATCTTACATTTCCTTCAGTTACAGTATCATAAACACTATTACTTTTAACATAATCATATTTTACTGAATCAATGGCAAAGTTAGTTGGTGCATTTCCTGTAGATCCCCATTCTGGTGTATGTAAAAGACCACCATTAGCAAAAATACCGAGTACTTTATTATCTTGTTCTGTCCTAACAGTAGGATGAGGTACATCTTTACCTCCTCTATAGATAAATGTTTGATCAAAACTTCTATCAATTAATGGTCCACCACCAGGTACTGCTTCTTCTTGAATATAAGTGGGTTTAGGGTGATTATCAGATTGTATACGAAGTCTATCTGTATCTGCACTAAAAGTTCCTGAAATTAAAGAGTTTGGATGATCTTGCCAAATTCTATTAACATCAAAAGAATTTATAACATTTGGTGTTTCTTGTTCTGGGAAAAACTGCAATCTTAGAGGATCATAACCTCGACCTCTTTCAAGAACTCTTACATGAATAATTTGTCCAGAATCTGTATCAATAATAGGATACAGTAATGCTTCCTGATCTGGAGTGCCACAACCAGTTATAGTTAATCGTGGTGGATTTGCTAAGTCATATCCAGATCCACCATCTAATACTCGTACTGCACGTACACCAAAATTCTCATCAAAAATTGGTTTGATGGAGGCACCTGTACCTGGAACAGTTCTAGTCATTTATATTAATTTAATATATTGATAGTGCCATTCATAAGAGAATGAACAGTGCATTGATAATAAAGAACGTTTGGAGAATTCATAGGAACAGTCCAATAAAGAATACTAGTTCCACTACCAGATTGACCATCTGTATACGGAGTACCACTCAATCCTTGACTACTTTGAATTCTAAATGGGTGGTTAGTACCATTTGCACCATTATCAAATGCATATGTCATGCCTCGCATAACATACAATGTTGGATCTTCTGTAGCTGCAGCAAATCCAGGACCGTTAAATGTGAAGTGACTAGCACCACTAGCACCCAATTCCCACCAAGTCATAGGACTGCGAGTTACAACCCAGTCAGTTCCATTCCAATATAAAGAATCTCCCTGAGTAATAGCAGGTACATCAGTATCAGTTAATGCAGCAAAAGTTGAAGTTAAAGTTCCATTAAACGCAACTGTAACTGTATCACCAGAAATAGAAGTTACAATATCATTTCCACCAGCTATAGTAAGTGTGTCTGTGACGGAATTGGCAGTTGTAGATCCAGTATCACCAGCAACCGAGGCAAATAAATTTTGTAAACTAGCACCAGCAGCATCATCACCAGGAATAAACTTACTTCCACTAGAACTCCACTTTAAAACTTGTCCATCTGCAATTGGAGTGGATGTAATATCGATATCAGTTAAAAGATCAACACTAGAATACTCAGTAATAAGTTTTGCTCTTACATCACCAGCACCACCAGCAGTGATGTTAATATTCACATAAGGATTATCATCACCATCAACCGTAAAGAAATAACCAGTATTAGTAGCTGCAGGTGCATTACCAAGAGCACTATACTCGTTTTTATAGGAAATAGTTGATCCTACACTAACACCTCCAGTGGCACCGTCAAAGGTAGCAGTTTGACTTCCAGCAGTGATAAGAACATCTCCATTTCCATTAGGAGCAATAGTAATATTTCCATTTGAAGAAGAAATAATACTATTTCCAGCAACATCTAATGCAGAAGTTAACGCATTATAATTACCAGCAACAAAATTAGTACCATTAAATTTCAATACTTGGCCAGTAGCTGGATTGGAAAGATCTATGCTTAATGAAGCATTGTTTCCAAGGGCGGTATATATTTCATTAAAATTATCATTAATTTTATCACCGCCACTTCTTAGCGTATCACCTGTATTATCATTAGCTGTAGTACCAATGTTTAGGGATTGTTTAGCCATTACTCACTACTTTTTTTAGTTATTTATAGGATCTCTGGATCTACTAGTTCTTCACCATATAGTGAAAGATCTGGTGGAGTCCAATCTGAAGGAACTGTTGTTTCAACATCGACTCCAGGATCTTGATATCCAGAACCAACATTAGTAACCGTAACTCCTGCAATACCAACAAGTGCCTTCACCTGACCTTCAAATCCAGAGATAGAATCTAATCTTACAACGGGTCTAGATGTATATCCAGATCCACCAGATGTTACACTAACCCTTTCAATATATCCACTAGTTAAGACTGCCGTTGCATTTGCATTTTGTCCAAAGACAGATCCAAGATAATCAAATGTGATCAATGAGTTTGAAGATTCAATAACAGCAACTTCACGGTCACTTACCTCACCTTCAATATCAATAAAGTCTCCTGCTTCAACTGGTGGTACAACTACATCAGCATCAACGTCTGCCTCAGAACCCACATAAGAGAATCCTACAAATGTTGATCCAAAACGAGGAACTTCAGAGAATATAATTCTAGAACCAACAAGTTCAAAACCAACACCAGGTTCCTGAAGAACACCATTAACAGAAATAATAATATTATTTTCTGGTCGAATAGTAGACGATTGAACACCATCAGTAAGTGTAAGCGAGTAGAAAATATCATCACGCTTAAGGTTGAATGATTGACGTAAAGAATCAAATTCAAATCCAATATCATCCAATTGTCTCAATTTACCAAGATAGAATCCTGTAAACGATGCACCAAGTTCAGGTGCCTCACTAAACTGAATTTTATCAGAGAATGCTGTATATGCATTTCCTGCACCAGGAGGTTGTAAAATACCATTCACAAAAATCATCATATGACCATCAGGATCAGGAAGGTATTGCTGACCATTAGCAGTAGTTAAATTGAATATGGTTTGAGTTCCATCAAATCCCTTAAAGAATCTCTTAGTCCTTGCTTTAAGAACTTTTTTACCAATAGATGCAGATCTATAATTATCTCCTCCTCGGAGACCATCTCTTCCACTAAAGGTTCCATTAACGTTAGTGAGATATAATCTCTTATTAATAGAAATATCACGAATTTCCTGAATACGACCAGAAGCTGCACCAGCAACAGTCAAATCTCCAATAACATCGGCTTTTCCAACTAAGGTTACATTACTAGTTGAATAATCACCAACAGTATCACTAGATCCTATTGTTCCTTCAACAGGAACATAATAGATGTAATTATTGACTGAATCATATTCAGTTATAATACCATAATTATCAGTATCCTGACCGCCATTAACGATACGATAAAGTCTATTACCAACAGTGAAAGTAGTTAAATTAGAATCTACAGTTACAGTCAATCTCACATGACCAATAGATGCAACTTTGTCTCCTACTTTAACATCAAGACCACTAGTTTTCTTAACATCTAAGTATATTTTAGAAGAATTAGGATAAACAACAGATGTTGTTTCAAGAGATCCAAGAAGAGATGCTGTATCAACAGTTAGTTTTCCTCCAGTATTATCAAGAACTGCTGCAAAATTAACAGTATAAGAAACAGGTTCTGCAGATTTGTTGCTTGTAAATCCTTGGAATGCAACATTTTCAGCAAAGTTACCTTTAACATCAATGAGATGCATTCTATTTTCAATTGCACTAATTTGTGCAAGTGTTGTATTTGCTATACCTTGAATTACATCCGTAACTTGCCATGTTCCTGCGGTTACAGCAACATCGAGATACTTATAATTATCATCTTCATGGAAACCATATACAACACCAGTAATTCCAGAATCACCTTGCTTCTGTACAGATTCATTCATTGTGAATGGACCATCTGTAATATTTCCATCAATTGTAAATCTCTGATAAACTTTAGCAACCTTTGCTTCATTTAAAGTAAGTTGTTGAATTTCTGCAGAGACATCAGATGTAACAGAGTAAGCATAATCAGATTGAACTATTTCACCACTAATTCCAACAGGAACAACAATATCACCATAGAATTTAGTTAATGTAGGTAATGCATTATTTCCAGTAATTGTAGTGTAATGTTCATTATCTTTCAATTGTCCAGAAATTATATCCAAACTAGATCCAATTAATGCCATCGCTGTATCTGTATTATAATATGCAGCACTAGCACTATCATAGAATGGATAGAAACCTGCAGATGGTGATGGACTTACCAAAGTATTGTTGAGTGCTTGTTTCATATACACTCTCAAAAGATCTAATGCAAATGTTTTGATATTATACTCTGCATTTGTATAGAATTCAGTTCCAAGAACAGAAACATATGTTCCCAGTGATTTTGTAGTAAGTTTAGCACCCCAAAGATATAAACCAGTTGTACCATCACCAGTCCAATCTAATAAACCAGTATTGCTAAGAACACTAATTCTATTTTTCAGAGTACTAAATCCATATCCAACATCTACCGTCATGTATAATCTATACCATCCATCACCAAGAGGAATAGATCCATGTGCAGAAACATTTATACCACTAGTAGCAAAGAGACTACCAACTTCACCTGTGTTTAGATTTACACTAAACTGTGCATTTTCAGTTCCAGAATCTAAGAATACTGTAAATCTAACTCGATTATTTTCTCCTTGTTTCACAAAGAATGAAGATGTGAATCTTTGTGTTGCATTATTAGCACCAGTATCAAATGTTTCTGTATCAGAATCCCATTTAATTGTATCAACATCAAAGGTGTCAAATGATGTTAAATTGTAAGTTCTTTCAATCTTATGCTCACCAGCACTTGCAGCAACTACAACTTTTTCAGATGTTAGTGTAGAATCTGGACTAATTGCATCATTAGCAGTAACTGTTACAAGAGATGTTGCCCAATTTTGATCAAACACTTCAGGATTGACCCAAAGATTAGTATTATTAATAGAACCTTGAATTAAAGAAGATACGCTATTTTTAGCATTTTCAATAGTCTTTACATTACTGTAATTGTTATACCATTCATGTGCTGCAGTAATACCACCAGTAGCAATTGTAGCAGTAGAACCAGAACCAGGTGCAGTTAAATTAGATCCTGCTGTATATAATGTTCCAATAACACTTCCAATAATCATTCTAGATCCAGAAGAATATAAAACAATAGCAGTTGTGGAATTGTCGGTAATGGTTTCTCCAACAACAAAACTACCAGATACTGCACTAAAGTCAAGAGTATACGCTGTCTGTGTGTCAACTGTATCAGAAGTAATATAATCATATTGAATGTTATTAACAATATCGTCAATAAATGAGTTATATAACCAAGTATTAGAACCAAATTGACTGGTAACTAAAGATTGGATTTCTGCTTTATAGTAATTTTTATTATAAAGAACATTTTTAACTACGCTACGTGCTTCAATATCTCCTGGGAATAGAGTATCTAAACCAAAGTCAATGAGATCTCTCATTCTATACCAAACTTTATCAATATTGGTAGGAGTTTCTGTATCTCTAACTGCAGCAATAGTTGTATGTGTTGCTGCATATTGATCACCAGATACAATATCTCCATTATCGTAAAGTAAATTCTTAATTGCTTTTTCAGATAATGTTTTTATTAATTCATGAGCAAAGAAGAATGCATATAGTTCATCACCTAGTCCAGAATCAATTTTCTTAGTTGCATCCAAGAATTTTTCCATTTGAGTGATAACACTATTATTACCACCTGTTTGAAGATCTGAAATTGCAGCAATTATAAACTCTTCGATATAAGTTCTATAATCTGAAATGTCATAAGTTAATGCAGAGAAAGTTCCGCTATCAATTGTGTATTGAAGTTCTGTTCCAAGTAACCCAAGGGCAGATTGCTTACCAGCAATTTCCTGAGTGATGTAATCTCTATTAAAGTAAAGTCTATTACCACCAATATCATAATCACTTCCAGTAGGAGCAATGATGTCATTAACAGTTGTGATCAGAGTATCAATTGCATCCTTAACATTAGCACAATTACCAGGAACTGTTACACAATTAGCAATTGCTGAAACAAATGTATGTGGAGAATCAATAGAAGTTGGTTTGCCATCAGTTACATTTACTGTAATAGTATTTGCTGTAGATGATAATATTTTAAGATCTCTCTGATATGCATAATCTGCACCAGTTGAACGAGGATATGTCTTAGTCTGACCACCAGATGCAGCACCAACATTAACTGTAATTGAAGTTGCTGTAACGCCAGTAATAGCAATTGCAGTATTGTATGAAGGATCTGTTGTTCTTGGATAAGTGTGTACTGTTTGATGATTATCAGCATCACAAGTAAATGCCAATACATCAGGAGCAATAGTTACCGTATTGCTGGTTGTTAGTGCATGGTTTCCAATAGTCATTTCCATGTCACCAGTAGTAGGATTATAATCAACATCACTGATTACAAATCCTGAAGATTGACCAACATTAACTGTAATATTAGTTGCTGTAACTGCACTAACTGCAATTGCTGTATTAAATACAGGGTCAGTTGCTCTTGGATAAGTCTTAGTAGCAGTATTGCTATCCATTCCACATGTGAATGATAACTTATCTTGACCAATAGTTATAGTAGTTGCTGCTCTCTTAATAGCACCTGTTGCTCCACTTACAAATGTATGTGGATCTGTATTTGTGGAAGGTATGACATCTAATACTTGAATATCAAAAGTATCTGTGGTAACACCAGAGATAGGAATCCACTTATTACTAATAGGATCATTAGCACGAGGATAAGCAGTTCCTGCAGAGCTAGCACCAACATTAACTGTAATAGTATCAGCACCAACAGCAGTAATAGCAATTTCAGTATTATACGAAGGATCAGTTGTTCTTGGATATGAATGAGTTGATCCATAATTATCCAAATCACACTGGAAGTCTAAAGAACCAGCAGTAATTATTACTACATCAGAAGTTGTTAAACTATGAGCACCAATGGTTAATACCATTACACCTGTTGTTGGGTTGTAATCAGCATCAGTAACGTTAAATACGTTACCACCACCAGTTACAGCACCAACTGCAGGTCCACCAGTATAATTATGATTGCCAGCACCATATGTACAACTAAAGGTTATAGCACCATCATCGAGATAAACTAGATCACCATTAGAGAAGTTATGACCACTAACCTCCAAGGTCATAACACCTGTAGTTGGATTATATGTACTACCAGATTCTGCAGTATGTGTAGTAGGAGCTGGTAAAGTATGAGTTCCAATATTCAAGTCTAACTGACCACTAAGAGGATCGTAAACTGCATTAGTAACATCAAACTGAGATCCACCAGTTACAGTAATAGCATTGGATGAAGTACCACCATTATAAGTGTGAACGGTGTCTGCTCCAGTCACCATAAGTGCATTAGCAATACCAACATTAACTGTAAATGAAGTCGCTGTAACTGCAGTAATAACAAGGTTTTTGCCAGATGCAGGATCAGTTGATCTTGGATATGCATGGTTAGATGTATTACCATCCTTAGTACAAGTAAATGTTATGCCATTATCAGCAATAACAACTGTATTTGTAGTGGTAAGACTGTGAGTACCAATAAAGACCTCCATCTTACCTGTGGTTGGATCATAATTTGTTCCAGCAGCAGCAGTAAATGGTCCACCAATATCTGCTGAAATTGCATCAGTAACACCAGATACAAATGTATGATCTCCAGTATTAGCATACTTAACTATTCCACCAACATAAGTATGAACTCCACTACCATATGTACAACTGAATGATAATGAATTGGTTGCTAATTGGATCATCCTTCCAGCAGGAAGTTGATGTGTTCCAATATTCATGGTTAAATCGCCAGATGCAACATCATAGGTTGCAGCAGAAACATTAAACTGTGCTCCTGGAGTATCATTAGTAATTCCCCAGTCACCAGTAATAATATTATCAGTATTATCATAATTTAAATCACCACTTACCGCTTGCTTCATATAATGTGCAAGTCTCTCATGAGCATAAATTGACTGTGGAAGTTGTAATCTAATATGTTGAATTTCGTTCTTATTGTCAACATAGAATTTAGCAGCTCTTAAAGTATTTTTATTACCACCATATTCAATATCTTTAGCAATACCTTCAACAACAAGTCCCAAATCAGTCTTACATCTTAGAGTACCATTACCACTTCCATCAGCATTTCTAGGCATATCATTTGATAGATCAGGATATCTATCAAGCATATCAAATGCTGCTTTATCAACAATAACAGAGTTATTTTCACGTAGTAAGTTCGCAGCATCACGGAACCTATCTTGTGAAGGTGGATCGATGCGAGGTGTATAAAGAACATTAGTTGCACTATCGTGATATGAAATATCAAGCTCTACTTTATTCAATGCATCAATTATTCCACCTTGGAATTCTACTATAGGTTGAAGTTTGCTAATAGTTGCAAGATGATCTACAGGTGTTGCTGCAGATGCGTTAGTAATTGTATCTGTGAGGACATCTATCAAGTTACCGATAGTAGAGTATACATCAGCACAATCACCTGTATTGAAGTTTAGAACTCTAACAGCACCATGGATAGCACTAGAGAATGTATGAATATATTGATCTTTAGCAGCAGAAGCACCAACATTAACTGTAATAGTTCCGTCTTGATGTGCTAATCCATCAGCAACTGCAGATACAAATGAATGTGTATCAGTATTTGTGGAAGGAACTACATCTAATACTTGAATATCGAAGGTATTAGTAGTAACGTTAGAAATAGGTACATACTTACCGCTAATTGGATCAGATGATCTTGGATATGACTTCTGTGCAGCAGGACCAGAAGCACCGCCAAATGCACAACTGAATGTAATAGAATTATCATCCATCTTAATGCGATCACCAGCTTCAAATCCATGATTAGAAATTGTAAGTGTCATCACACCTGTAGTTGGGTTGTAAGCACCATCAGTAATTGTATGTCTAGTTTCTCCTACAGCAGTAACTGGAAGAACAGCATTGGCAGCAGGATCAGTTGCTCTAGGATATGATTTATTAGCTTCATTTCCATCCATCTGACACTTGAATGTAATGCCACCGAGTGCAATATCAACTCTAGATGAAGTTGTTAATTGATGAGATCCAATAGTAAGAACCATATCACCTGTTCCTGCATTATAAGTTGCACTAGTAGGAGTATATGTTTTTACTGCTGCACCAACATTAACTGTAATTGTGGTAGCAGTTTCTGCAATAATAGGAAGAGCTGTTCCAGATGCAGGGTCAGAAGCACGAGGATAAGCAGTTTCTAGTGTATAATTATCAGCATCACAAGTGAAGGTCACACCACCATTAGCGATAGTAACTGTATTGTCAGTTGTTAAACTATGTGATCCAATCTCAATAACCATAATACCTGTTACAGGATTATATGTTGTTCCTGTTGCTGCAGTAAAGGTTCCAGATGCTCCACCGCCAGCAGTAATTGCATTAGTAACACCACTTACAAAGGAATGAACACCTGAAGGATAAGTAGAATCTGTAATTGTAGTATCAGTCTTCTGTGTCAATCCATGATCACCCTGAACTGGCCAAAGAGTATTTGTGATGATGTACTCAAGCATATCATCAACTTTCTCATAAGCAAATAAAGTTTCTTTAACTGCTGGTTCAATTTGTGCAATTTGTACTGGAGTTGTAGTTCTATCAACGTAATAAGATGCAGCATCCCAAATATGACTGTTAGATCCATTACGAAGATCTTGAACGATTGCATTCAATGAGTCACGAATATCATCTTCACAATTAACACCTGCATCAGCAATAACACCACCAGTTACAGCAGAAACAAATTTATGAGTATAGTTACCACCAGTAACAACTGCATTATCAGCAGCAGATACGAAGTTATGTGTAGAAGTATCTGATGATGTTCCTACGTTAATTGTAACTGTTCCAGTTTGCTTGATTATTGCACCAGCAGTTGCAGATACAAATGCATGTGTAGATGCATTAATAGATTTTCCAATATCGAGTGTAAATGTATCAGAATCAACGATAGTTACTTCAACCCACTTACCTCTAATAGGATCAGTTTGTCTAGGATAAGACTTACCAGCAGTTGCAACACCAACATTAATTGAAATAGTATCAGTAGTTACAGCAGTTATTGCTTGAGCAAGATTGTATATTGGGTCTGTTGCTCTAGGATATGAATGAGTAGAACTATGTTGATCCTTATCACAAGTAAAGTCAAGAGAATTAGCAGCAATTTTAATTGTATTAGATGTTGTTAATCCATGACCAACACTAGTTAATACCAATACACCAGTTCCAGGATCATAAGTTGCACCCGTTACATCTTTATTACCAGCACCAGTTACAGAAATTGCACCAGCAACAGTTCCACCAACATAAGTGTGAACACCTGCACCACCAAAAGCACAAGAGAATGTAAGTGAATTATCAGCAATTTGAACTCTATTACCACTTGCTAGGTTATGAGCACTAGCAGTATTAATTGTTAAAATACCAGTTGCAGGATCATAAGACGCAGTGCTGACATCCTGAGTTGTTGTTCCAACTGCAAGTACATCAAGAGATGTATTATATGCAGCATCAGCAACTCCAGTGTTGTTAGATGCCCCACCAGCAGTACCATTCTCACCACTTGCTCTTGGGTATGTTTTTTGAGTTGAGTTACCATCACCATTATAGTTACATGTAAATGTAAATGAATTTGGAGTTAATCTAAGTTGTGTTCCAACATTAATCGTATGATTTGGAATCGTCATTACAAAAACACCAGTTGCAGGAGTATAACTTGCTGCAGTTGGTTTAAAGTTAACTAATGGAGAAGTTCCAACATTAACAGTTAAATTAGTAGTGCTAGAAGATATAATTGGAAGGGCAACCTGTTTAGATGCAGGATCAGTTGCTCTAGGATATGTCTTAGTAGACTGGTTGTTATCCATTGAGCAAGTAAATGATAATGCACCATCATTAATCTTAACTCTATCTCCCTCAACAGTAACACCATCAGTAAGAGCAGAAACAAATGTATGTGTGTAATTACCACCAGTTATAACTGCTCCAGATGTTGCAGATACAAATGTATGTGCATCAGTATTTGTGGAAGGAATAGTTGTTAATACTTGGAGTGTAATTGTAGTCGCAGTTACTGACTCAATATTGATTGAAGTATTATAGAATGGATCATTACCATTAGATCTAGGATATGTTTTCTCTGCAGCAGGACCAGAAGCACCACCAAACCCACAACTAAATGTTAGTGAGTTGGGTGCTAATTTAACACTTGTGCCAGCAGTCAAATTATGAGCACCAATTTCAAGAACCATCAATCCTGTATTAGGATCATATGTTGTTCCTGATACTGGTGTATATGTAACCTGAGGTGATGCACCTATGTTTACATCGAATGTGTGATCAGTTACGTTAGAAATTGGTATCCATTCGCCAGCTACAGGATCAGTTGCACGAGGATATGAATGGTTAGTAGCACCAGTATCCATTGTACATGTAAATGTAACACCACCAACTTTAATATTGACCCTTTGACCATTCTTAAGACCATGGTTCAATTTTGTAAGTGTCATAACACCAGTGGTGGCAGTATAAGTTGCACCTGTTGGGGTTACTGTTCCACCATTTGTTAAACTGTTACCATCTACTGTCATTGATAATAAACCAGTGGCAGCATCGTATGTTGCAGCAGTAGGTGTATAACGAGTTCCTAAGATTACTAACTCAGGATATCTTTGTCTCATTGAATAGACAACTTCTTTCTTAATGAAATCACTATTCTTAAGGATTAGATCAGCAGCATCTAAGTATCTGTGAGTCTTCTTAGCAAATCCCTTAGAAGCAATACCAACGTTAACAGTTACAGTTGTACCAGTTACAGCACTGATTGCTAAAGCAGTTCCATATGCAGGGTCAGTAGTTCTTGGATAAGTATGTGATGTAGCATTATTATCGAGAGTACAAGTAAAGGATAACTTATTAGCACCAATAGTAAGAGTATCACTTGTTGTAAAACTATGAGACCCAATTGTTAATACTAACTCTCCTGTTTCATAATCATAGGTTGCGTCAGTTACGTCCTTATTAACACTACCAGCAGTAATTGTAATGGCATTAGATGAAGTACCGCCATCATAAGTGTGTCTACCAATAGCACGAGTAGTTTCTAAGATAGAATCGTTATTAAATTCTTCTCCAGTAGTCAGAGATTCTCCACCAGACCAATCTTCAGTATAAGTTTGTCCATCAGTACCATCAAAGTGAATAAGTAATTTTGCATCTGCATCACCTTGTAAAACTCCTACAGGAGCAGTAAACGTTGTAGTATAGCGAGCAGTATTAGAAACTCTAAGATCATCAACATATCCAGTAGTAATTGCAGAACCAGCATAATCTCCACCAATTCTAATTGGTTTTGTAGAACCATAGTCACTACTATCAGAATATGAACTACCCTCTTGGGTACCATTTAAGAACAACTTGGTATCAGTACCACTTCTACTAAGAGCAACATGATACCAAGTACCAACTACAAGGTTTGTTGCACCAGTAATAGTAACACTACCATTATTGAAATACTTAATATTCGCACCATCAACATACAGATAAGGAGCAAGTTCAGTTGCACCAGATCTCATGTCAAAAATAGTCTTACTGCCAGCAGCAATAGTATTCAATTTAATCCAACATTCAATAGTAAATGCTCCTGTACCAAATCCAAATTCGGTAGAAGTTGGGACAGTTAGATATCCATCGATAGCAACTGCACCAACATTAACTGTAATTGTAGTATCTGTCTCTGCTGTAATTGTGAGAGCAAGACCAGATGAAGGATCAGTTGCTCTAGGATATGCTTTATTTGCAGTGTTACCATCTTGAGCACAAGTAAATACAACACCACCATCAGTGATAGTTACTTTATTTGATGTAGTGAGAGTATGAGTACCAATCTCAATAACCATATCACCTGTAAATGGGTCATATGTAGTTCCTGTAGCAGCAGTAAATGATCCTGTAGCACCGTTACTAGCAATAATCGCATCAGTAACACCACTTACAAAAGTATGTGCTGATGCACCAGGAGATAGTGCTAGACATGCAGTACCATATTTTTTATTATTAGTGTTAAGTTGAGAACTTCCAACAAATGTAGCTGTATGGTAATCGTTTCCATCATATGAAGATCTACCGATCTTACCAAGAAACGCAGTTTTTTGTGATGCATTATATCCAACAATCTCTGCCTTAGTATCAGTTGTTCTGATAACTTGACCACGAGATAAGAATCCACTTCCAACAGAATCTTTAAAGGTTAATTTATTAACATTAATCTTATCACTATTTCCAAATTCACCACCAGAATTTCCACCATAATCAACTTTATAGTTTCTAATAAATTCTTCGTCAGTAAAATTACCACTTTCATTATCATAAATTAGAATATTATTACTAATTCCTTCACTAGGTGGGAATGAAGAATCAAAGGCAGTTAAATTATCAGTAAAATCAACAATACTTACTTGAGATTCGGAAATATTATCAAGAACTTTATTTGGATAACTAATAGAAGCCAATCTATTGAATAGTAGTCCAAAGAAGGAAGATCCTTCAGATATATTAACTTGTTCAATAAATTCATTAGTTATTGGATCTTGATATGCACTAGTTGCAGTAATCTTAGCAACTACTCCAGACTTAGCACCAATAATATAATCATCTAGTTGAATATCATATAATCCTGGAGTTGACTGATATGTACCTGTAGTCTTACTTAAAGTAAGAGTATCGGTAACAGAAATTTCTGTTGAATAAATTGGAGTATTTTCTTGTTGAGAAACTTGAGCAGTACCAGAAACTCCTCTGATCACAGTAATAATTGTTGAATCAGAACCATTTACAACTTCAGTAACAGTAACAATTTCAGAACCAATCTGATAATCCTCATTAAGTGTAAATGTTCCAGCAGGAACTACACCACCTTCATAAGTGTTTGCTACTAACTCAATATCAGTTGTTGCAGCACCGATACTATAACGAAGTTTTGCTACAGGTGTTTCTTGTCCAGTTTCAAGGTTCGATGTTTCTACTTTTGCTGTATCTCCACCTAAATTAGTAACTTTCTCATTGAATAAGAATAAACCATTGCTGGCTACGTTTGAAACCGAACTAAGAGTACCAGAAAATCCTGTCGCACCTACTTGACATTGCTCTCCAATAATAAAGGTACCCTGAGTAACAAATCCGCTGATTATATTACCACTAACACTAGTTACTGTAAGTCTAGCAGTAGAAACAACACCAACAAGACTATTACCAATATTAGGGAAAATACCACTAGTAAATGAAAGTTCGAAATCCTTAGTTGCCTGTGCAGCTATAGTGACACTTACATATTTCACACTTGCGGGTGGTTTAGGTGGTTCTGCAAATACAATAGAATCACCCTGAACTTCAAAAGAAGTATTTGGAGTTTGTGCTACACCATTAAGAACAATTAGAAGTTGATCTCCACTAGCAATAACATTCTCACCATTATTAACAGTAAGTGGGAATTGAGTCTTAACACCGTCAAATTGACCAGAAATATCATCTAACCTTTGAACAACAGAAGTTAAGATATTCTCAGATGATGTAAGTCTCTTTTGACGGAATAATACTTCAGTATTATTAAATTCAGAATAAATGGGTTCTGCTAAAGCAAAGTTTTGAATATTTGGTACAACTGCTTCTCTAGTAAGTTCAACTGACTTAGTAAGTTCAAAATCAATTTCTTTATTTGCAATATAACCATAATCTTCTAGATTCAGTTCACCAAATACCTTAAATGATGCAGGGTGAACGTTCTTAATAAGAATATCTTTCCAATCACCGATTGATACAGAAGACTTAACAGCATAAGAGAAGTCCTGATAGTAGTAAGAGTCTTGAATCTTTTGAATAATTTCGGAAGGTTTACCAACATCATCAATAAATTGTCCTGTAGTTTTGGTGATAGGTCCAATTTCAAGAACACCTTTAGCGATATTAAGATCACTAATAACACCAGAAGACTTAGAAATAACACCAGTTATACTTTCACCTTTAGTAAACGTATTATCATAATTTACAATTTTAAGAATTCTAGGACCAATCTGCCATCCTTCATTAGTAGACACATATCCAGTAGCAGTTGCTGTATCTAAAGAACTACCTTGATATACAAGTTCACCCTCTAAGAAAGTTGATGTAATAACATTCGCATCTGCTGTAGCACCAAAAGCTTTGGTTAATACTTGCTGTCTACCAGTACCAGCGTTTACAAAGGCAAGACCATCACCCAACTCAGCATTTGCTGCAGTAATCGCCAACTTCATTTGATCAGGTTCTAGAGAGTTAGCAGTACCAGTAATAGCATAATACGTTGTATTTCCATTCAATCTACCAGTAGCACCTGAAGATAATGGGAATTCTATACCCTCTCCAGTATCAACTACATTTAAATTGACCTCAGAACCATTTACGATTCCATGAGGGAATGCAAATTGTAGAAGACCCAAGTCAAGGTTAACAACATAGTTAAATGAAGATCTAAGTTCGACTGTAGGTGAAGAAGAATATCCAGCACCAGGATCTTTAATGATAATACTTTCAATTCTTCCATTTCTAATAGTTGCTTCCGCAATAGCACCAGATCCACCACCACCAGTTAAAATAACTGTAGGTGCTTGAGAATATCCAGAACCAGGATCAGTAACGGTAATACTATCAAGAATACTTGTAGAAGTTAACTGAGCATTAATTGGGAATGTAATTTCAGGACGAAGTGTGTAATCATGAGTATAATCATAACCAAAGTTATTGTTCTTAAGTTTCTTAATCTTACCAACATTTGTTCCTTTTGCGAAAATTACCGCACCAGTACCAAATGCAGGAATGACTACGTTAATAACTGCTCCAGATCCAGTTAAACCAGATCCAAGAATACCCTCAATAGCTTCAATATCAATAGATGCAGTAGTATATCCTTTACCTGGAGATGTGATGTCTACAACTTGAATTTGACCAGGAATAGTCGTACCTTCTTCATCTTGCCCATCAGCAACAGTAATTTGAACAAATCCACCTTCACCATCTCCAGAAATAGGAACAGAATTATATACACCTGGAGCATACTCAGTTCCTGGTTCTTCAATTTCAATTCTTTCAATTTTTCTAGAAGATTGAATTCCTGTTACAATAGGTAATTTAGAATAGAATCCACCTGAATTAATTAATCTAATATCACCGATTGCACCAACAGCTTTCTTGGAACTTGTTGTATAGGTAGTTGTTATAATATTTGCATTACCCTCAGGTTCATTAGATAAGAGGAATTTGAAGATGTTTGGTCCTTGAGTAATAGTACCACCAGCAACTGATGTAATATTAAATGTTCCCAAATATGGAGAATCAACAATATCCAAATAACTATTACTATCGATAGGTGAATCAGTCCCTGTTCTAGATGGATCAAAATAATAGGAAATATTTGTAACAATACCTTTATCAACCTTTAACTTAATAGTTGGATTTGGTTGTCCTTGACCAGTAACACCAGGAGTTCCAACTCTTTCAATAGAGTTGAATGAATATTCCAATTTATACAAATTATCTCTAGAGAAAGATAAATTTGTTCCTACCATAGAAGAGTGAGAAACATCAAACAAATATTGATGCCCATAGTACATCTTCAGAACTGGAGACTTAGCAAAAATATTAACATTTCCAGCAGTAATAGCTGGATCTGTTTGAGCTACAGCATCTAATTTATATGTAAATTCTTTATTACTTACAACAGTGTTAATAACAAAAGATCCATCATATTCATCATATGCCGATCCACCAAATTCTTGAGTAGGATTACCATCAATATTAATATTATCACCAACAGAGAAATAATGTCTATCTGAAGTAATTACATAAACTTCATCTGTATTTGATACTGCAGTTACTTGAAGAATTTTATCAAGTGTAGAGATCAGTGTTATCTTAGTTACACCAGTTAAATTAGTAATTTGTGCTGTTGATTTAGCAGTATTGAAAGAAATATCACTATCAGTAATATCAACTACAGATCCAGGAATAAAAGAGGAAGTACCAGATATTTCAACAATTTTTACTTTATAATGTTCAGTAGAAAATGGTTTAAATGTAGCAAATTCATCAAGGTTTCCATTACCAGTAGTAGCAGCAGTTGTATCTAAATTGTAATCAGCAAGATCAAAATCAAATGTTCCAGGTGTAGTATTAATTTTATCAATAAAATTATAATCTGTAATAACATTAACATCATAAGGAATTGGTCCTACAATTCCATAACTACTAGATTCATCAAATTGTGCTGTAGACAAACGACCTGTATTTAAATCATTTGACCAAGCATTATTATTTACAGCTAGATAAACTTTATTATTAGTAGTATCTTCTCTTAAAACATAACCACTATTAACAAACGAACCATTAGTATTGTTTAAAACAAGTTTCGATCCAATAGTAATATTAAAGTCTTGATTGAGTGTAAGTTCTTGGATATTATCAATTTTCAGAGTATTCGTCGTTTTCATGTAATAACGATTATTAATCTCTGCAGAAATCTTAAGTTTCTTAGATCCAGGAGAAGGTACTGTTGCTGTTCTAGAACTCCATTCATCATTGGTATATGCAAGAGATTCAGTATTCTCTGTCATATTAATTGTAGCATCTTCAAAATCAAGACCTTGAAGACCAGTACTTCCAAGAGCGAATGTTGTATTAGTTACGGTTAAAGTTGCTCCTGTAACTGGTGTAATTGCAGTTCTAACAAATCCAATTTGGGTATTAGTTTGTAAACCTTTATCCCCAAGTCTATCAGAATCGGAATCTTTATCAGATTTTAATCCAAAACCAACATAATCAATATAATCATATCTCTCAAGATAATTCGTAAACCAAGCATCATCTGTCCAATCATATGCTAACGCATAAGATGCTATAGGTGGAAGAGTAGTTACATCAGAAGGAACTGTAGGAGTTACTGCACGGTTCCTTAAACGAAGATTATCAATATATCCTTGGAACTGCTCATTCTTACGGAATTGAGCACCAGTACCACCTTTACCAGGAATATTACCAATATGAATATCTTTACTACCAAGTGATGTGTTTGCAATACTACCAGTTAAAACAGAAATACCATTTACATATACAGTAAAGACATTAGCATCTTTTTTAACTGCAATGAACTGCCAAGAATTATCGGCATACATTGTTGTAAGTGTAGATTGAAGAGCACCACCAGCAGAATTAATTGCTGTTGCACTATTTGTAACTACTAATTCTAATTTACCACTCGAATCATCATAATACAACCAAAGACCACCAGTAGGATCTGTTGCATCACCAATATTCAATAAAGTATATTGAGTTTGACTATGTGACTGATATTCAGATCCATTTTTATAAAGCATGAACTCAAGAGTCCAACTATCATTTAATATTGTTCCTAAATTTGCTGCAGGGATCTTAATAGCAGCATTTTCCCAAGTACTAGGAGATGCAGTTTGATATCCTTGAATAAATGCATAATCTGCAAGGAATCTTACCGAATCACCTGCTTGGAGAATAGTTGGAGTATAATGACCAGTAATATCTGTAGTTTGATTACCACCTGTAGTAAAATCAAACAGGAATTCATTTCTGTTCCATTGTGTTTGACCAAATATGTAAGGATCTCCAGAATTGTCTACAGTGATTGCATTAGCAGTAATACCTTCAATATTCTTTTGATTAAACGCAGTATTAGTATGCTTTTTAAGTTTACCATCATAACTAATTTTTACAGTATCAACTGTCTTTAAATTAGTCGTAGTATTGGTTTTAGTAAAGGCAATATTTAAATCACCGAAAATATCAATGGTGCTTCTAGAAGCAAGTTCAATACTATCACCTGCGGGAACTGAATAACGATAATTCCAAATCAAATCACCAGAGGTATCAATTTTACCAACCCAGAAACCATCTCTAATAGTATTATCACTTTTTAGAGCAAGAGTTGATGTGATATAAAACTCATCAAATTCATCAACAACTAAACTGGTATCTCTAAAGGAATATGCAGCATTATCAATTTCTTTAATCCACTCAATTGTAATTTCAGAAGTACCAATAAGTGCCTTACCAAAAGCAAGTTTTGAATCTGCTGCACCGTCAGTAGCAGAAGTTTCCATAATGAAATACACTGCATCACTAAGAACAATCAGATCAGTAATTTTTTCCGATCCAGAAGCAGATGCTAGTTTTCTTTTTGCAGCAAAACTTCCTGCAGAATCAATAGATGCTATAAATGCATCTTGAGGATTAGAAGAGTTGGTATTAGTATAACCACCAATAATATATCGAGTATCAGAATATTTCTTAATCGTCGTGATATTATCAGATCTAGTTGAACCAGAAATACCTGCATACCCCTTTTGGAAACTAAGCGTTGCACTTAATCCATCAGCTGCTTGAACATACTTACAAAGTATAATATCTGGATTATATGCATTAAGTGAAATTATATTTGGTTTATTTTGACCAACTACCCAAACATTATTACCACTAACATCTAATTTTATAAATTCAGTATAATTAACTCCAGCAGTACTTTCAATAGTTTTTTCCCATTCTTTAACACCAAGTTCAGAGAACTTAGCAACAAATGCAACTTCAAGACCACCTGCATCAAGAGTTTTTCCACAGAAGAATACTTCTTTTAGATCGTTTACAACTACATCATTAATCTTAACATAATTTTCATGACGAACTAAAGAAACATAATAATCAGCTCTCTTAAACACCTGTGGATGAGAAAGAATAACACGAGGGTTCTTAGTATATCCAGAACCAGAGTTTATAATATCAACAACGTTAATTGCACCAGTAGGAGTTACATTTGCTCTCAATTCACCAGATTGTCCATCACCATCAATAACAATAGTGGGAGGAATTTCAGAATCATATCCAGATCCTGCTTGATCAATCGTAATTTGTTCAATACCTTTAAATTGTCTAACAACAAATGTTTTATTGGTTGCATCCATTACAGGAGTGTAATCAATAAAAACAGAATCTCCAGGAACTATGTTATGAGGATTAGATGTTGTTAGGACACCATAAAATTTATCTTCAACCGTTTCAAAAGTATACGCACTTACAGGTTCACCTGTAATTTTAGAAATCCTAGCAGATACACCACTACCATCAGTGTCAGTATTATCAAAGACAAGAATATCATCAACCTGATAACTCGTACCAGAATCTTCAATAGTAAATCCAGTTACTGAAGCATCTTCAAACTTTGTTGTAGTTTCAACTTCAATATCAACCTTTGAATCAAATTTAACTTTAGGGAAATAATCAAATAACTGAAGAGGAGATTCTTCAAATAGTTGATCAGGATCATCAGTTTCTTCTTGAGATATTACACCATCTTTATTTTCATCTTCGACATCAAAAAGTAAAATATCACCATCTTCCGTTGTTATTGCATTTGTAGATTGATTAGGAGCTCTCTCAACATCAATATCAACGTTTTCATATGGATCACGATATCTCACAACTCCAGTAGGAATATTTTGTTGAATAGCATCCTTATTCAAATTCCAAGAATCTACAATAGAATTGAAGGTTGGTCCTAAAACATAAGGAAATTCTGCTAATCCTGCATCACTATTATCAATAGTAATGAAATAACAATATCTTCCACTTGGAAAATCTGGAGTTTTACAAAAACGACCATTATATTGATCTAAATCTCCAAGTCCAAAAGAATATTCATAATCTTCAATAAATTTTCCTGCAGGTTCTTCAGAAAGTAAAGGACCAGCAGTTCTAACTGGTATTGGATTAGTACTTGCATCAAAAACTAAATTTGTTTTAAGTTTAAAAGACGTATTTAATTTTGCAATTGTAGATGACTGATCTGTAGGATCTGAATACCCATATGGACCATAGATAGGATTTCCATCAAATGCCCAACCAATAATAGGAGAGTGTTCTAATTGATCCTCTTGCTCAAGAATATTTCCTGTGCCAACTTGCTCAAAAAGATTATCACCAAGGATATATCTCAATCTTTGTGGATTTGAAATATGTGCATATTCACCACCATATTGATTATTATATCCAGCAAATACAGAACCTTTAGCAGCATCTACTGTTGTAGTTTCTTGAAGATTATAAGTCCACTTAAATACATTAGGAGTAAAGGTTGCATTAGATCCAACAGAGGTCAGATTAATAACTGTTGTTCCTTGAATATAATTAATACCTCTATTAATAATCTCAACACTTGTTACTCTACCAGCATTTTCTCCGTCAAGATCGATATTAGCACGAGCAACTGCACCAAATCCATCACCCTGAATAGTTACTTCTGGTGCAGTTGTATACCCACTACCTGCAGAAATAATTGCAATAGAAATAATTCTACCATTATTTACAATAGCTTGTGCAACAGCACCAGAACCTGAATTAAGACTAACTGTAGGATTAGATGTATATGATTCACCACCACTGGTTATAGCAACAGATTTAACTGGACCTCTTACCGAAGCAGTAGCAGTAGCACCATTTCCACCACCACCAACAATTGTAATAGATGGTTGAGAAGTATATCCAGTTCCATTTGTATTCATAAGAATACTGGAGACAACACCTTTAGTAACAATAGCAGTTGCTGCAGCACCAGATCCGCCACCACCAACAATTGAAACAAGAGGTGAAGAGGTATAACCACTACCACCATCAGTAACAACAATTTCTGTGATAGAACCATTAACAGTTACAGCAGCAGTGGCACCAGTGCCTGATCCACCAGTAATCTCAATATTTGGAGGGTTTGAAGCATCATAATCGGAACCAGCATTTGTAATATCAATAGAGGTAACTGGTCCAAAAGTTTTTGTAACATCTGACTTATATGACCAAACAGATGTTCCATTAATCCAAGTACCAATAGCACCAGGAGTAATGTCATTTTTAACAGAAATAGTCTCAGGATTTAATGGAAATCTATTAAGTTTACGTTGGTTTCCTGGTAAAAGTGCTGATCCTGGAAAAGGACCAATTGAATAATTAGGAATACCAGTAGATGCAACATAAACATAATCGTTACTAAAGAACGAGTTTTGAATATTTGTTGTATATGGACCAATAGAATTTAAAACAGCAGTATTATCAGATTTACCTTTGTTAAGGTCGACTGAAACCAAAATGTTTCCTTGAGGAACAACTTCTGCTGGTTGAGGAAGTTGATATTGGAAAACAAGAGCATTATCTCTAGATCTTACTAAAAATGTTCCATTAAACAAAATTGGATTTGCACCATAAAGTGTTACCTGATCTCCAACTAAAAGTCCATGATTATTCTTACAAGTAACCGTAGCAAATTGATTATTAACACCACCGTAAGTAATACTTTCTACTTCAATAAGTTTTTTAACATTATACAACCAAGTTGTTAATTCTGGAGCAACGGAAGTACCACCTAGTTTAGATACAGTAAGTTTATCACCCTTTAGATAGTATGAACCAGTATCTGTTAAACTAGTTTGTTGGGCATCAACAATACCAACAATACTTAAAACTACTTCTTGTGCAGTTCCCTTATTTACATAAACAAGAAGATTAGATGTGACTTCAGTTGCAGAATCCCAATCTTCTACAATGTTATTAACAGAACGAGTACATTCGATAAACTGGTTAAGAGACTTTTCTTTATATTGAATTAATTCTGAATCTCCAATTAAAAATTCACCATTTCTTTCTGGCCAACCAATAGTTGAGTCTACAGTGATAATACTATCAGTTGTATCAAGAGGTTCTGCAAGTTTTGTTTTGTAAGGAACTATAAATGTTCCATCAATAGTTTCTTCAGAAAGAACAAGTTCAAAAAGTTCAACATCTGATGTTTTAATAGAAATATAATTTTCAATTAAAGCACTAGCGTTCCCAATATTAGCATCAGCAATACTCAACTCTTGAGTCAATAATCCATCTTTAATATTCGTAGGATCACCACTTACTAATGTAGCACGAAGAATTGTATCAATAGACCAAGTTGCATTAGAAGGTTTAATAATCTGATCTTTTGGATAAGATACAGTTACTTGCTCACCATAAAGAAGTTTGAAGAGATATGCAATACTGAAAGAAGTTCCCTTTGTAGAATAAAAATCTTTTACAGATTTAATAGCATTTCTAACGTCAATTTTACTATAATCAAGTTCTGGAACATCAGGAAGGAATTGTTCAGTATATTTGTCTAAAAGTCTCTTAACAAAAAGAGCATCAAGACATTTAACTTCTGCATCTTCAGCAGCAACTGCTGCTGTAGTATTATTTGAAAATACTGCATTTCCAGATGCAGTATACTCTACAATACCACTAACTGCTCTTGCACAACCCTCAAATTTTGCTTTACTATACCCAGTTCCCTGTTTAGAGACTGTAAAACCAGTAACTTCATTTAATCCAATCTGAACAGAAGATCTTGCTTCTGGAGGATTTTGAATAATGACTTGGGGAGGATTTGAAGAAGAATATCCACTACCAAAATTACTAATATTAATATCGGTAATTTTTCCATTAAATACAGAAGCTGTAGCAACTGCTCCAGTTCCACCATCTTCTCTACTATCTACAATATAAACTGATGGAACATCATCATATCCCAAACCACCACTTAAAAGTTCAATAGAAGTAATTCTACCATTAGAATCAACTACAGTTTCTAAAATTTGAGCAGATGTTGGATCAATAATTGCAATTCGAGGAGTAGTTAGATATCCTTGACCACCATTATCAATAACAATTGAAGTAACCTTACCATCAGTTAGAACTGAACGTAAATTTGCTTTTACAGGATTATCTCCTAATGGTTCATCAATATAAACTTCTGGTGGTGTAGTATAACCCTGTCCACCGTCTAATACTTCAATAGTTCCTGCAACACTAGTGCTACTAAGAGTAACAGTACCAAGTTTTGCACCACCAGGTTGTAAAAAAGAAACTCTGGGGATAAATGTATATCCACTTCCAGAATTTGTAATATCTACACTAGATACCTGTCCATTTGTAACAACTGCTTTTAATTCTGCCTGAACAGAACCAGAACTAGTTGGTGCTTGAATAACAACAGTTGGAGGATTGGTATCACTATAACCTTTACCACCATCCAATAAAATAGAGTCCTTAACACCGTTTACTAACGCAGAAGCAGATGCTCCATCTCCACTTGAACTAGAAATAGATACTTGAGGTGGATATTTGTATTCATATCCACTTCCTGTTTTATTAATTTCAATCGATGTTAATTTTCCATCATTACTAACACGTGCATAACCAATTGCTCCAGAACCAAAAGAAGGAATTGGTGCTTCAATAGAATAAAGAGATAATATTCTTCCGTTTAATGGTGCTTCATTAAAAATGAATATATCATGATCAATAAAGAAATCTTTTTTTGGTTCAAGTAATTTATTATCATAAACTGCTAAAATATACTCATCCGCAACAGGTTCGTACTTTTCTCCATTTCTACGAATAAGGAAGTTTGTTTTAGAATCTCCGAAATCTGGAGAAATATCATCAATAGCAATAATATTATTCTCAAGAAAACCGTTTAAAAATGTAATATATGTTAGACTAGTATCATCACCCAATTCTCTTACTCTTGGAGCAGTTGTAAAGACAATATTATCTTCATCAACAGTATAATCAACACCAGGAATTAAAACTTCGCCATATAGACTAACAATTAAATGTTGTGCTGTTGGTGGTGAAACTGGGGAAGATTGAGAAGTAAGAGGGAATCTAACTGTAGTTCCATCAAAAGAATTAATGATTTGAGCAAGACCAATCCACTTTAATTTTACCTGTTCATAAGAAACACCAGGACTTAAAGCTACGTTTGGTGATGATGTACTTGATTCATAATAAATTACCTCATCACCAATTAAAATAGAACCATTTTTATCTAAAAAAGTATCAACACTCTCAACAACGATTTCATCACTTTCTGCTGTAATTGCTTCTACTACCTTCGTAGTACCACCCAAAATATTAATATCCAGTTTGTCAATATCGAGATATTGCAAAAAGTTATTAATAATATTTTGACCCATTCCAGTTTTTTCTTGAGACCTATAATAGTACTCAATAAACTTATTAAACAGTGGGTAATCTGTCTTTAGAAACTCAGGAGACTGAGAAGCAATCGACTGGGAAACTTTATTAATATTCATCTAACTTTAGAAGCAACTAGAATCGTTGATTGAACCAGGGTTTGATATAGGAGGAATATCAAGAATAGCAGGAATTACATTGAAATCCGTTGGTGTCAAACTATTTAGTGGGACTGTAGGAGGTACAACTGTTCCTACAGGAGCAACTGTAACTGCTGGATTAACTATATTGATAATAGTTCCAGGAGTTGTTGCTGGAATTGTTGAATTATTAGCGGGAATAAATTGAACTGGAATTTGAAGATCTGTTGGTAACAGTGTACTATCAGCAACTTCACCAATTCCAGTTACATCATCAGTAATAGTTACTGCACCAGCAAGAAAAACTCCTCCTCCAGCATTGATAACATTAACTGGACCAAAACAAATTTCACCAGTTTCATAATTTACTGTTCCTGCAGTATCACTGGTATAAATTTTACGAATACCAGTATTGTAGAACGTTCTTAAGTTTCCATAACCATCATCCTCAAACTGTTGATCAACACCAGGTCTATCAGCAGTTCTAAATGTACCAGATAGTATTACAGGTTCTTTTTTACAACTTCCATCACCTTCATCTTGACTAGGAGCACTATCATATAAATTACCTCCTGTAGAGACGCAATATGTGTTTGTTTGGTTTGAATCTGGTTTTATATACTTCAAAATAGTTGTTTGAAGTGAAGTATCAGTAACACACTTATTAGAAAGTGTAATTGCCTTCTCAAGTTGTTGTGCTCTAAAAGTTGAATTAAAATTATTAATTTGTGTTTGTATTCCCCAATCAATAATTGCTTGACTAATATCGGTTTCAATTTCACTAGCATTTGATCCACAACCAGTATCATATAGTGCAAATACGTTTACATTGATATACACATCATCAGGATCAGTTACAATAGGATCGATAGATGCCATTGCATATGGTCTCAAATCAGCAGCAATTTGCTTCTTAGTTGCATCATTAAGATTTGATCCTGTTTTTGTTTTAATAACAACAAAAACTTTTCCATATACAGGAGGATTCAATGCATCTCCACCATAAGCAACTACAGCATCTGCATTATCATAAATGTTTTTAGTAATAATTGCATAATCCTGAGCAGTTACTGCTCTATATTGAGCAGAGTAATATCTTGGTGCATTATACTTAATAGATTCAACAGTCTCTGCCGTATCTCCCTGTTGAGATTTTTGCTTAGTAACTATGTTAACACTAGCAGTAGGATACACTTTACCAGTACTATCTACTATTTTTCCAATAAAACTAAAAGTACCAACTTGATTACCATCAGGTCCTGATGTAACCAAATACTCAAGATCGACAACCTCTCCGTCTTTTACTGCTCTACCAACACTATCATCACCAAATCTTATCTCATACCTCATATCCTCGGTCTCAGACAAGAAATATGAACGAGTTGTGGGTGTTACTGTAGCAACGGTTTCTGCACGGTTGTAGAGGTCAAACTGGGTGGATGATTCATTTGGTCTTACTTTTACAACTAATGTTGAAATATCAGCATCCTCTGAAGGAATTTTATATGTTTGCTTTGCAAATGTATTAACAATATATGAGAAAGTAACCAAAGACCCTTCATAGACGGTAACTTTATCAAGTATAGCCTCACCTGTAGTTTGATTTACACTAACTGTAATATCATTTAAAGTATTCCAAAGATATGCACCACCTGATGCTACAGCACCCTTTTTCAGAGTAACTGACGTTGGATATGACCCATTTGTTTGTTCCGTTGTTAAATTCAGTTTTAAACAAGATTTAGATGCACTAATAGATCTAGGCACATAATTCAATAACTTAGCAATATTAACAACATTATCCCGTACTGTAGCAGAAGGCAAAAATGCCTCATTCATTGCCATATTTGCATTAAAAGCAGTATAATACGTGTTATATGCTAATAGATCAATTAAATACGACAATGATGATCCATCAAAATCATAATCAGTAAACTCATTACGAGTTCTTAAATATGATTTTATTGAAGATTTTACATCTTCGAAATCTAATGCTGTTAGGTTATTTGGTTGCATTACTCTGGTCTCTGTAAAACAAATTCTATTGTTTCAACAATGGGTAAACCAACTATTTTATATTCAAGTGATACATTTAATTTATTTCCCTCATTGATTGGAGTAACGTTTACATTAGTAAGTTTTACTCTTGGTTCATATTGATTGATTGTCGTCCTTATTTCTTCCGCAATAGTATCTGCAGTAAATGCATCTAGCGGTTCAAATAAAAGTCTGTTTACGGACGAACCGACTAACGGTTGAAACGGTTTTTCTCCAGGAGAGGTCAAAATTATGTTTTTAACCGCTTGTTTAATGGAGTTATCATTATTTACGACAGAAAGATCGTCAGTAAAAGGATTCTTAGCAAAATTGACCGAGAAGTCTTTAAAACTTCTCGACTTTTTTAAGTCAGAACCCCCTATTTTTTTAAAAGCCATCTCCCTATCAGGACTTTATACAATTATATTTATCGCCCTTGTCCACGATAACGCTTTTTTGCTCCATTTCTGCTTGTAGCAGAGTATTTTGAGTGCTTTCCTCTTCCTTGTCTAGTCTTTTTTGGAATTGCCTCCACATAAGAGCCACCTAAAAGACTTTGCTTCATTTTTGCCATAATTAACCTCTAGTACAACCTAAAAAAACGTTTTTGCTGCATCCAGTTACTACTGAATTGCATGGATATGCCACAGTATTAGTACCAAATGGATCTCCAAATACACCTGCTCTTCTTCCGTTAATAAAAACGGTCTTAATAGTAGCTTGATGTTGACGAGCATGTCCTACAGCAGCCTCACGACCACCTCTAATACCAACTGTACACCAATAAGCAGGATTGGGAGTACAACCTGGCGGACATTTTTTTGGAATTCCAGTATAACATGCTTTATGCACAGTTGGTGTTGGATGTGTAGTTAATTCATCTTGATCGATAATAGGAATAATTCTATTAATTAAAACATTTCTTGTTATCGCAGATAAAGGAGTCTGTGCAAGAGGTGGCCACATGGTCGTGGCATCCATCAGTTTTACAGACTTCTGCTTAATTTTTGGATCCTTTGGTGGTTTTATACAACCAGGAAGAGTACCTCCTCCTAGTCCTGGATGGTGCGTTGATCCAGAACCTGTTCCATGTCCACTGCAACTTCCCATGAAAAGTGCAGCGGCACCCATACTTATTGGTCTTGCTGCTAAGGGCATTCTATTATCCTCCTGTTTTATTCATCATATGGATTACCATATGACTGTGCTGCTCGTGTCACTGTCCTAGCATCTCTAGTAAGATCATGCCAAATAGACATTTCCCCAGTTGCCGTCCAAGGTTGGCAACCTGGTCCTCTTACAAGATTTCCAAAAGAGAATATATGTACTTCTTGAGTAGTTGTACCATCTCCATTATTAATTACACCAGTATCTGTGTTTGGTGTTGCTGTTGGTTGATTGCATACAAAATGCGATTTACCAATATTAACAGGTGTACAACCTAAAGTAACTGTCAACTTTTGAAGTTTTTGAGGATCGGGGCGGTACTGCCGCATAAGGTATTTAGTATAAGTTGACGCATGTGGTAATTCTGTAAAACTACCCGCATTAGTTTGTACCTTAGATTCGCTAAAAGTAGCATACTCAGGATATACTTGTTGAGTAATATCATCAATATCTCGTGAAACCGTTTCTTGTTCCTTTTTCTTATTGTCTATAATAACTTGTTTATAATCTTCATCGATTGGAGTATCTTTTAAAAAATCTGTATCATATTCTGGTTTAAGAAGATCTTTTAATGGATCTGTTTGGAATGTTTGTAGTTTACGTTGACTGCGTTGATGTATACGATCTCTCTCAGGATCCTGTTTAATTTCCATAGGAGGATTTTTATACCTATTCTCTCTTGTAGCAGGAACTTCAGCATAAGAGTCTGTAAATGCCTGTAAATCATCAGAAGATGCCTTTATATCCCCCTCTGGGAGGGTTTTTAGGATATTATGGAACTCAGGTATCAAATCATCTCTTTTTGCAGCATTATCAACAACCTCTACTTCCTCTTGGTACATGTTAGAAATGAGTAATTGTGGTCTAGTTCTTGCAGAATATCCCTTTCCTGGTCTAAGAATTTCTACAGAAGTTAGTTTTCCACCACTAAAAGTACCTTTTATTTCTGCTGATTGAGTATTTCCACCAGTATCTGAAATAACTTCAATATCAGCACCTCCATCCTTTGTAACAACCTCAAATTTAAGTTCACTTGGACTAGTTGTAAGAACAAATTCTGGGTTTCCGTCATCTGTAGACTTATTTGGTATAAAATTACCGTCATCATCGGGACTAGTAATCTCTAATATAGGATTTCCTTCCAATTTATCTAAATTTGCTCCTCCATTAGTGATTCTTGAGATTTGAACTACTGCAGCACCGCCAGAAATAGTGACTTTATCACCTTCAGTATACCCAGTACCAGGATTATTCACTCTTACACTAGAAATGCGGTCAACTAAAAGGTTACTTTCATCATCAAGCATACTACCAACCTCAATATCGACTGTTAATCCGCTTCCAGTACCTCCAGTAGTCGCAATATTTTCATCAGTAGCGTATCCAGTTAACTGAGCAACGGGATTTAAGTCGTCAAAATTTCCAGTATTGAATTCATACACGCCTCCAGAGATGTTTATATCAGAAACTCCGCCATTTTCGTTAAGAGAAATCCATGCAACTGGTTGATCAACGGTATTAAAGATGTCTGGAGCCTTCTGATTAACGTCTCCCGTAACATATTGCAGTGATTTATCCAAAAATTCGTATAAACCTATCATAATTGCACGATCAGGAATACCAAAACCCGCTTTTACGGTGATAACATGGTTCCTATCAGAGGTATATTGCGTATCTTTAGTAAAATTACTACCAGATCCGTCAAGATACACAATATGATACGGAAATAATCCCACTTCAGTATGAAAAGTGCGGGTAATTGTGTGACCATTGATCTTATCACCCAATCTCATAATATCAGTAACGTCACCACCAGAAAGAGTAGAAGTAGCACCAACAGCAGTAATCTTCAAATTAATCGTCATAGTTGCCGTTCCACCGCTTTGAAGTGCAACTGTGGTAGATAATGGGAATACTTGACCTACAGTAAACCCTGTTCCATTGTTTAATATCTCAGTACATGTCCATTTAGTACCAAGCATGACTGTATTTGATTCAGGTGGTGCAGCAGAATCATCAAATAAAGACTCAATTCTAAACTTTACTCTAAAATTTGATGCATTTACTCCATCATCAATATCAAAAATTTCAAAATCAGAATTTCCAGCATCTAGATATGTCCATGGATTCTGAGATGAAGTATAATCAATACCTTCTAACGTATTTGCATTCCATCCATCAGCATAGGTTACACCATCAAAACTAAGTTCGAAATCTAAAACACCATTAGGTACTGTAGTTGCAAACTGATCATAACTAAATGCAATCTTCAATGAGTCACTATCAATAGCAAATAGTGTAGGATGTGGGCAATCTGGGTCGCCAGTTAAATCTTCACATCCCTCGTACTTTAATGTGGTTTTGGCGGGGGTACACGTGAAGTTAGTACAAGGAATACATGCAGTAGTACCAGAATAGGTATTAGTTTCACTACCTGGATCATAACCAGGAGTACCTGGCGTACCAGTAGGAAGTACTATAGTTGTAACAGTACCTTCGTCATCCTCTAACCAATATGCTGCTGTGCCAATATGTCCTGCTTCATCAGACGTATCGTAGATATAAGAAAACCAAGTATCAGAATATTGGAAGTCGAATGACAACATACTCGGAGTAAAATCTAAGTTAATTATAGTCTCATCAAATTCTTCTCTACCAAAATTATGACTTCCACTACAAGGGTCGGTCTTCGTTGCCATTCCACATGTTGCCGATGGTATATGTGGTGACCTATACTCAGTTAGGTAAAATGGATGCATAATAGCATCGTTATCTCTATCAGGTATGTTATAATTGTGGATCGCCCCTGGATCACGTATAAAAGAATGTGGATACTCGGTATATTCAATCGTCACGCCCACGGATGATCCTACCGTAGGAGGATTCGGCGGTGTGTAATTATAACAATGTACTCTTCCACAGATATCTGTAAATTGATTAGTCTTACATCCCATTTTGTATCTTGTCTAACCTCCTATAAATTTCGGTAAAATTCTCTGCTAGGTTCATATAGTCCTCATACCCCTTTGGTTTGTAATAAGTCTTAGCAGGGGTAGGTATCTCGGAAATATATGTTTCCACCTCTTTGAGACGATTTCCGAGGAGTCTGAGGCATTCATTAATATTAGTTAACGTCTCTCCGATTTTTTGAGCAGAAATTTCAACAGTTTCTTCTGCTGGTTCAGTTATGTTTGGGGTTTCGTCAATCATTCGTTTTCTTCAGTGTGAATGCAGTACCGTCATCTGTAATATCGTAATCTAACTCTTGGTTGAGATCCCATCCCAGTTCTTCACAAATCTCATAAGGTATCGTGACAATTAAATCACCGAAATCATCTTCTTCGAGTTTGGTTGTGAATCTATGGGACATATCTCTATAGGCGGTTAATTACTTGGGGATTGTCTGTGGGATTATTTGCTTTCCACTCTATCCATAGTGTATATAGATCATCTACTACTTGAGAGACGAATGTAGATGTATACAGATCAGCACAGGCATACATCCGAGGGTCTAAGAAGTTCTCTTTTCTTATCAATTGCTCTATTGCCCATGTACGTGTATCTTGCATATCTATTTCCACCTTGGACCAACAACCCATCCAACTAAACTTTTCCGAACACCAGATTTAACTTCACGTACCCTATGTAAAGTTCTCGAATCAAATATAATTACAGTACCTTTTTTATTTGGGGCAAAAAAAGATTCCTCCTTACCTACTTTAAATTCCAATTCCCCACCTTCATAATCTTCTGGATCTGAAAGTTGAATTGAAAATGATAACTTTCTTATATATTCACCGTTAAGTATTGCTATACTTTCTCCATGATTATCGGCACTAGTTAATACCCTATCATTTATCATACATCTGCCTATATTATCATCAATATGCCAATCATAATACTCGCCCTTTTGATATTCTGTATATTGTATTTCATTAGTATCAATACCTTCTATGTCATACATGAAATTCTCACGATTTGCTCTCATAATATAATGCCATACGAATCCACCTATCCAATTACTGCCATCAATCCACGCATTACTACTTTTGCGAACACCCTCAGCATTTTCTGGTTCATTTACTCGTGATTCTTTTATCGACTCATCATATTTCTTTAAATCCTTAACCAAAATCTCAACCATCTCTGAAGGTATCTCAGAAAATGTCCAATAAACTAAATGTGCCATTTTTTAATTTTTAAAAATTTTTTAATACCTGTGGAAAACTTTATTGGAATAATATAGCAATCGCTCTGGGGAACCTTTGTAGGTTAGGGTAGTGGCCGTTTTTAATATTTAACGGGGGCAATTTAACTGTCCTCGTTAACACTTAGCACTGTCACAGTTGTTATAACTTAGTGCATGTAATCTGTAGGCAATTGTTGTTACATAGTGCTGACCTCGTTCATGTCTCTATTATACCTCGGATGCCGTGAGGTTGTCAACCCCATGATTGTCGGCAATTTCCCAGTACCATCCGATGCTCTTCACATAGTCAAACGGTGAACTCCTCGGAGTGTTGGGAAACTGTTCTCCACGTTCAATGCGGATGCCGTCAATGTACCTCTCCAAATCGTAGATAGATTCGAATGTACCCCTCAGAATTTCCTTGTCATCATAGATTGTATAAAGCATTGGCAACTGTTGGTAGATAGGATTTTTCTGAACCCCTCTCATGGTTCATTATACCACGACCTCGGAGTTATTGTCAAGGGTCTCGGAGATTGTTCGGAGTGACTTGACTTTTCTTAGTAGACGTGCTAAGGGTGCATCACCTGAACACATTTACAGAGGCATAAAACACACACCTAGATTTATTTAATGTTTTCCACAATTTCCGTGTACTCTGTGGAAAACCTATTGTATGGTCTCTCAGGGTCTGGGAAAATCTGATCCCAGTATATAGAGTTCACACATACGTTAACCTGACGAATTGGATTAATAGAGTGTTCCGCCTCTTCAGGTGGTTTCATAGTTTCATGGGTGCAGACCGTTATGTATTGGTCTGAAATGAAATTGACATAAGCAGAGCGTCCTTCATAGATGATGAACTGACCTCGCTTAAACTTTTGCATTGTGGAAAAGTCGTTAGTGTTTTTATTTAGTTTAGGCGATCTCAACCCACTTAAGCGGTTTACCTTTAGTTAGTTTCCAAATGTAAATCGAATTGTGATTAGGGAGATTTTCGTTAGCATAGTCCAATGCTTCCTGATACTCCTCAAATTTGTTTGCTTTGGAATCGTCAAAGTTAAAGGTGTGGGTTGCTGCCCATTTGAAATTGTTACTCATGCCCTTATGCCCAGTCTAAGATTTGACCGTTAAAAAACTGCTCAGTCCTTCCTGAGAATTGTGACACATACCATGTCCAGTTTTTTTGAAACAGTCTTACACCAGTGGCGAATTCATAGCAAAGAGCGTTCAGTCTGCTCTTAGTTGTATTAGACTGCCAACCGCCGTCAAAAATCTGTAACTGTCTCTCAACATGGAAGTATGTAGCAATATGATTTCCATGTAGAAAAACTTTAGAGTGTAGACCGTTATCAGCAGTGAATACAGTTGTATTAGAACCCGCCCAGTTAGATTGAGTTCTGATAGCACGATTCATTTGAGATTCAATTTTACGCATAGTGAGAAGAGTAAATGATTTGGGTTAAGGGATCAGGTGACGTGAGAGGCATAACCCATGACTCCGTTTGATCCCTTATATACTTATTATAGTGCATACGAGGCACTTGTATATGCTTAGTGTGCCACTTAATCGAGTGTCACAGCATTTTGATAAGCAAGATAGAACTGATCGTATAATGCGTCATTAGATGCGAACCTAGGATCTCCGATCTGATCGGCAACCCAGTCGTATGCAAAATCAAGATCTGCACCAGTATCCTCTATAAAGGAAGGTAACTGGTTTAGAACTGATTGAAAATCGGTGTAAGTTAAAGATGACATAATTAAAAAAATGAATGAATGGTTTACTGGTGGGGATCTCTACTGGCAGAGATCTTGGAACTTTTTATATGCTAGATTATCAATCCAGTCTAGCACGAATGGGTTAACCTTAATGTAAGAATCTAAATTCTCACTTGATAAACCGCTAATACGCATATACTCCTCAAATGCCTCATCATGGCATGTTTCGTAAAGTGCTTCGTGATGTAGAACTGACATAATTTCCTTTCGTGTATGTACTTATTATAATGGGTGATGGGGCAGTTTGGGGATTCGATGTGACACTTAATAAGGTGTCCCATTTCCATGTATTCTCCAGAGATTTTTGCTTATCATCTTTTTACAGGACTGGCAACCGAGAGCAGACCACGCAAAATGATGTACACGTTGAACAGAGTAACAAGATGGGCAAGTGATAAATTTCCCATAGTGTCCAGATCTTGTATATCTGTCAACTGGTTTCAAATCTGCGAATCTCACACCCTTGCCTCATAATAGTTGACCGCATCACTCACAATAAGATCTCTGTGAATGTAGAGCAGTTTGTCAAGGTTTAATCCCTCAAGGTCAGTCCACTCTGAAACGTAATCCCACTGATCTAAATCAGGTGTACCATCTTTGAATGTTGGGCAAGAGCAGAATTCTTGATCCTCATCTAACCAGAAGTGTCTTCCAAAATGTAATGAAGCGAGCATGGGAAACCTCTTTGTGTATGTACTTATTATAGAGTGAAAATGGTCACTCTAGGGAATTCGAGTGACAGTTTGCTTACTGTCCATTAGTGTAAGAACCCATGAAGCAAGCACCGTAGCGAACCTCAGCATATCCGTACTCTTCGGATAGGTCTAGGCATAAACCCCAACAATCGTCAAGGTTAACAAATGAGGAATTCTCATAAGGGGCAGAAGGGCAGTGAACTGAATAACGCATAATATAAAAATTGAATAATGTTTGATTATGTACCTAGTATCGCATAAAATGGGGCAAAAATCAAGCGACCTTATACCACTTCTCACACTGGCACAAGATCGCTTGACTGCTGTTCTAATTCAACTTATAAATCAGTTCCTCCTGTTTCTACTACTTCAACAATGTCATCAAGCACCGCTAGGATCTCGTTTCCATTGTCAGCACTGTCCAAAAGGAACTCGGCAAAATTAGGTGACATAATAATAAGAATGAATGGAACAAACTGGACTTACATGACTGCTCTTAGTAGGATAACCCCACAATGGTCAATGCCAGAAATTAAAGTGCGGAGTTATTCCGCATAGTCTGTGAGGTCTTCTAAAAATTGAAATTCGTGACCGTCTTCTGGTTCTATACCATCAACTATCCACTCATCATAAATGCTCACAGCATCATCAGGTCTTCCATCATTAGCACATTTTTCCATAGCATGATAAAGAGTCTCTTGCATGGTCTCAATCATATGCTGACTATCGTCAAGCACATCACTAAAAGTGTCAACAACGATTTCAGAATCGTGATTACAGAAAAGATCTAGGGTTGAATCGTGCATAATAAAATCGAATTTAAAGGTTTGCAATGGTATCCCAGATTGAGATATAATTTCTCAACCAATCTTTCTGATAATCGGTTAACTCATTATCATAAGCACCGTAGAGAATATCGTCAGCACTATGCAACTCTAGGTTATGCTTAGTGCAGAAGTCTTCCAATACTTCTGATAGTTGGTCAAGTTGTGAAGTGATAACTGACATCAGAATTTGCCTCCAGTGTTGTTAGTGTCAAGGACAGTCGGGTTAGTGACATTATCAAGCAAGTCATTTAATGTTTCATCATCAAATGAAAGTCTGATCTCTTCACATAACTCATGCCTAGATTGAATTTCCTCAAAATCTTGTGTTAGAGTCTGACGTACAAACTCTTCCATAGATCTGAAATCCATGCTATCAACACATAGATCAACATACTGCTCAATGAGTTCATCCCATTGTAGTGAAGTTAAATTTGGAAGTGTCATGGTGAGAAGAATTGAAGTGAATAGGGTGGGTCTTACAGGACGTAATTTCTCTGCTGAACAGAGACAACCATAGATCCTTGCCCTGTATGTACTTATTATAAGAGGTCAGAGATACATTTGGGGAATCTATGTGACAGTTTAAAAACTGTCCTCTAATAGATCGTCCTCCCATGGTGTCTCTAGTAAGATGTCTCTGACTCGCTCTCTATCTAAACTGTCACCATAACCCCATGTAAAATTGTTATCAGGATTATTTGCCGCTTTCAACAGTCTATGCTTATAAACGTAGAAAGCATCATAAATTCTCCTTTCTGTTAATCCCTGTATAGGGTATAACACTTCAGGGTGACTAGGTAGGTAGAATGAAGCAACATAGTCAACAAACTCTTTAAGACTGTTCATTATACTGCACCCCCATAAATGAGGTTCCAGTCGTCACCAGTTCTTTCGTATCCATTTTCAGATACCATAAACTTATCAAGTGTTGGGATGTCTAATTCAGGATCATCAAAATCGATTTTAGCACATCCGTCAACACCCCACTCTGCTAACTCCTGAACGAATTCTGCCCAGTTAGCACATACACAGGCAACATTCTGAAAGTTTTCAACCTGTAGTATTCTTTGCATTATCTTTGAAGTTTTGTCCATAGTGAGAAGGATTTGTTTGGTATGTACCTATTATAACCACTCAAATACCCCAAATGGGGAATGAGTGGACACTTTGTTGAACTGTCACATCAATGGGTCATCAAATTCATTATATGGTATATCCTTTATATCCTTACATAAATCCTCTAACCTATCATGGTGATTGTCCACAACTGTTTCTAATTTCTCAAAGATCTCATCCATTTCTTGAACAAGTTCATCATCATCATTACCTTGCATATATCCTTCAAGGACATAAAGAATGGTACTGATTTGATCCTCAGTTAATGATACTGCAAGATCACAATCGGGTATCCCTCTATAATCAGGATATACTATCCTTTTAGCATCCAACTCAGAGTCAGTTGCATTTGGGTTTGCTTTTTGTGAATAGATCATTTCAAAAAGTAATAACGAGGTGATCTGGGTCAAGGTGTTCAAGAGTGGTTTCATCCGTATAGTCTGTCATAATGGCAGGAACGAATTCATCATCCTGAAGTGAGTAGAGTGTGACTGTCTGATTTAAGTGTTCATCATCCAGTCTGTTTAAAGCATCACGCAACTCACGATAACTCATTGTCAGGTCTTTAAGAATTGACCATGGAATTACTGTCCAAGTTGCACTCATAATACTCTTTTAGGGTGAGAGAACAAAAACGAGGTCTTACATCCAAATCTCAGATGTCTGAACTGGTCAAGAGGTGCTTCACCTGACTGCAAGGTCAGGTACTAACTCAGTTCTCAGGGATGAGCATTTAAAAATGCCTCGTTTTCGTTCCCATGTACCTAATATAACCGATTTTGGGGATAATGGGGCAATGAGTGGACACTTTGTAATACTGTCACACTAGCAGTATGCTCTCGGTGGTATTCCCTCTATAAAGATATATGAGACTACAGACTGAAGTCTCTTTGCTATTCTCTGACCATACTTACCAGTCATAGGAACCACAATTTGACCAAATTTCTTATGATATAAGTTATACTGACCAGCAGGAATTGTTCCCTCTTTCATTGACACTTTATCCTTCTCATGTATTCTGATAACTCTACCTATGGTTTGTGCCATTTCAATAGTAGGAAGGTTTCTAAGCATAACTGAATGAGTTAAACCTGGAACATTTATCCCTTCTGATAATATCGAATAGTGGAAGATTACAACCTTCTTAGTATCATCTTTACCCCACAATGTTAGTGTCTTGAAGAACTCTTCTCTACCAACTTTCTTACCATTGATAACAGCACCATGCTTAGATGTTATGTGCATAATGTTATATTGCTCTGAATATAACCATGACCTAATATCAGTATGTGTGAGCATATTCCATAGTATTCTTGTTGTTGGAGCAGACACAAGTA